ATTAAACGCTCTTAGGGAAGAGTACGGGGCTAAAAAACGCATCGACGACCCTATGAAGTTCTACGCTCCGCAGAACCTTTATTATTACGAGGATGACCTTGAAGACGATTTAGACATGTTTGCTGGGGAATCCCCCAACGCTCCAGCAGACCTAACTGACATCCCGACTTCTACTCTAAACGTATCTAGGCCCCGTACAGTAGCAGCAGGTTACGACAAGAACCGTGGAGTTCTTACAGTAGTTTTCAGAGATGGAACTATCTGGAACTACCACAACGTAACAGAGGGTCAGTGGCAGAACTTCCAGGCCTCTATCTCTAAGGGTAGACCATGGATTAATGAGCAGAAGTTTGGCAGGGGAGAACCTGCCGATATGTCAAACCTAGACCCTCGAGTACAAGCAAGCCTATATGCGGCTGCTCGCCAAGCTCAGCTACAGTACAAAACTGTTAGACAGTACCGCGGACCAAGCGGAAAAGCTAATATTAGTCGTCTAGGTAAAACTGGCGTTGTAAAAGCTCAACGCTCACTTAGAGCACGTACCCCCAAACGGGGCGGAAAACCTCCAAAAAATAATTAGGACTACATGCCAAAGGTACACGAACTCGGACCAGATAAGTTTTTTCAGTACATAGACTTTCCAGTAAAATGGGGATTTAAGCTATACGTACGAGGATGGACACAGGAAATTGCTGAGCCTTTCCGTTCAGCTACACCTATAATAGTAAGACTTCCATTTAACAAAGCACTAGTATTTGGTAAGTGGACAGGCACAAAAAACGAGGAAGAGGCGCTTAGTTCGGCTCTAGAAATGCGGATATTAACAGATGAAGATTTTTCAGAAGAAAATGGGTGGACGCCAGCCCCAGACAAAGATAGAGAAGAGAGTTGCGAACATAGCGACTCCAGACCTAGTGATGTGGGCGGAGAATGCTTTGTATGTTATTGGGAAAGAAGTCACCCATTGGATGCGCGACAAAAATGAGGACTCTCTAGAAGAAGCAGCTTTAGGCGCTGAAGCCCTGACAGCAATTATCCACGAACTTAAGAAACGGTCTATGGATGTCTGATGAGTCCCAGTACGAAGAACTGACGGATTCTCCTAGCGAAGAAGACTACCAGTTTGAGGAAATCAATCCTGAGTTTTTCTCTGGTGACGAGCACGTTCTTCCAAACGAGTTTGACGAAGATGAGGAAGAAGACGAACTAACCAAAGAGTTCGTTAATAAACTCACAGACAAAATACTTAAGTTTATGGTTGTTCTTGTAGGTCACGACCTACACTCCTATCAAAAGCCTCTTGCACGCAGAATCGTAGAATCTGTACTAATAAACGATGGTGAAGAAATTACCGCTTTGGCGTCTCGTCAGTCAGGCAAAACAGAGACAGTGTCTGATGTACTAGCCACATTAATGGTAATCCTTCCACTACTTGCCAAGATATACCCAGACCTTCTAGGTCGGTTTAAAGACGGTTTGTGGGTAGGAATGTTTGCGCCCACTGAGTCTCAGGCAGAAACCTTGTTTGGTAGAACAGTTACGCGACTTACTTCTGAGCGTGCCCTAGAGGTACTTGGCGACCCAGAAATTGACGATACAACTAAGCGCGTGGGCGGAGTAACTCGTCAGATAAAGCTAATGCGCTCAGGCTCCACGATTACAATGATGACAGCTAACCCAAGAGCCAAGATTGAGTCTAAGTCTTTCCACGTTATCGTAATTGACGAATGCCAAGAAGCAGACGACTTTACAGTCTCAAAATCTATCTCTCCTATGCTTGCTTACTACGCGGGAACCATGATTAAGACTGGCACACCAACTACAAGTAAGAACAACTTCTACAGAGCTATTCAGCTAAATAAAAGAAAAGCTACTGGTAGGGGAGCCAAGCAGAACCACTTTCAGTGGGACTGGAGAGACGTTTCAAAAGTAAACTCTGACTACCAAAAGTTTATTAAAAAAGAAATGCTAAGAATTGGAGAAGAGTCTGATGAGTTCCAGATGTCGTACAACTGCAAATGGCTTCTTGAACGAGGAATGTTCGTCTCCTCTACCGTCTTGGATGAACTTGGTGATACATCTCAAGAACTCGTCAAAGTCTGGCATAAAACCCCTGTTGTGGTCGGAATCGACCCTGCTAGAAAAATGGACTCCACTGTGGTCACGGTTGTATGGGTCGACTGGGACCGTCCAGATGAATTTGGCTATTTTGACCACCGAATCCTTAATTGGTTGGAACTACAAGGAGATGACTGGGAAGAACAGTACTTCCAAATTGTTAACTTTCTTAGCAATTATGACGTACTCGCTATTGGCGTTGACGCTAACGGTGTCGGTGATGCAGTCGCTCAACGGCTAAAGGTTTTAGTCCCAAGAGCTGAAGTAATTCCTTTAACCTCTAGCCCTACCGAGCAATCTAAAAGATTTAAGCACCTACAGGCCCTAATTCAAAGGCGCTCTATAACCTATCCTAACCACGCTAAGACTAGGCGGCTTAGGGTTCACAAGCGATTTGTGCAGCAGATGACGGATGCGGAAGTCCACTTCAAAGGCCCTAACTTTAGCGTCGCTGCGCCTAAAGAGACTTACGCCCACGATGACTTTGTAGACAGCCTAGCTATAGCCTGCTCTTTAACCCAAGAGTTAGTCATGCCAGAGATTCAATCTACTACTTCACCTTTTTTCTAAAAGTTTTTAGTTCAGGGTGTAAAAATCTTAAGAAACAGGGAAACTGTTAGAGGAAATACTGCAGTTTTCCATTTTTAATATTAAGGAGTTCCCCATGGGTATTAGCCCTGCACCACAGTTCCCTGAGCGTTCACCTCAGGCTTACGAGATGAAGATGGCTGGCAACACAGAGCGTCGTGGCCCACTACGCTTCGAAGAGGGTGTCGCTACTGACACTGACGTACCTAACGATTTCCAGGTTGGAATCCAGAATGGCTTTGCAGCTGCTCCTGGCCGCCCAAACCGTAATGCCCCAGTATGGCAGAAGCCAGCTGCTGAGACTCTATCTGAGCGTGCTCACGTAGGTTCCGCAGCATGGATTGAAGCACCAACCTTCCTTGGTGAGTTTGCTCACGGTTCTTTTAGCAAGAACTCTGAACAGGTTATCGAGACTCGGGTTGTTTCTGGCGGACGTCAGATGCGCAACAATCCAACAGTCGTAAACGACTAATTTAGCCTTACAGCTCTCGGCCTTTACTACTAGATTGGTAGAGGCCGAGAACTTGGCATTGAGGAGTTAAAATGGCAGATGTACCTACCAACGAAAAGCTTTACGCAATGGTCGTAATGCAGGCGAAAGCTAAGTACCGTATTTACCCATCCCCAGGAGCTTCCCACTGGGTCCATAAGCGCTACCTTGAGCTTGGTGGAAAGTTTGAAGACTCTGAAGAAGTCAACGAAAGAAAAGAAGCTGTACAAAAGTTTGCAGAACGAGCTCGAGAGCTTAAGAACAAGCGTGGAGACAAGTAATGTCAATAGCTGATTTCTCCCCACCGAGCTATAGAGCTGCATCATCTGACTTAACAATTTCTATCTCTCCACTAGGTCTTGTAGAACTAGCTGACGAAGAGTTTGAGGTCCACGGTCCTCGTCTAAACCGTTACTCCCTTAATTGGGCCATGTACCTTGGTCACCACTGGGGCTATCGCCGTGAACAAGGCGAAATGCAAATTTCCATCAACTACTACCGTGCTTTCCTAGATTACCTAGCTAGGTTCACTTTTGGTAACGGCGTTCACTTTAGAAGCCCAAAAGCTACAGAAGCAATCATCCCAGACCGCCTTGAAAGAGTATGGGAAATTGACAACGACAAGATGCAGGTACTGTTTGAGATGGCTCAAACAGGGGGCATTACAGGGGACTGCTTTGTTAAAGTAGCTTACGAAGAAGCTTGGGAAGACAGCGTAGGTCGCTTTCACCCAGGTCGTGTAAGGATTCTTCCTCTTAACCCAGCTTTTGCTTTCCCTGAGTTTCACCCTCACGACAGAAGTCGACTACTTAGATTTAAGCAGAAGTACCGTTTCTGGGGAACATCTCTAGAAGGTACCCGTCAGGTGTTTACCTACACGGAGATTCTTACCGATGATGTTATCGAAGAGTACATCAACGATGAGCTAATTGACTCTAGACCAAACCCATTGGGACAGATTCCAGTAGTTCACATTCCTAACATTCCAGTATCTGGTTCTCCTTGGGGACTTTCAGATGCCCATGACATCATCTCGATTAACCGTGCGTACAATGAAATCTCTACAGACATTGCCGACATCATTAACTACCATGCAGCTCCTGTAACTGTAATTGTTGGTGCCAAGGCCTCTAACCTTGAAAAGGGTGCCAAGAAGGTCTGGGGCGGACTTCCTAAAGACGCTCAGGTATTTAACCTAGAAGGCGGTGGCTCAGGAATTCAGGGAGCCCTAGATTACCTAGACAGACTTAAGATGTCTATGCACGAGCTGATGAACATCCCCGAGACTGCTTTGGGACAGGCACAGCCAATCTCTAACACTTCTGGTGTTGCTCTTTCTATCCAGTTCCAGCCTTTGATGAACCGATGGTCGCAGAAGGTTGCAGTATACGGAAAGGGTCTTGAGCGAGTTAATGAGCTGGTAATGCTTAACCTAGCCGTTAAAGAACCAGAAACTCTTGTGTATAACCCTGAAACAGATGGTCCTATTAAAGATGGTCAGCTAACAAAGCTTGACCCTAATGACCCAATGACTTACCTGACCTACTCACACTTCCCACCACCACTACCTTTGGACAAGATTGTCCTATTGAACGAGCTAGCTCAGAAGCTATCTATGGGCCTTGAGTCCAAAGAAGGCGCACTACGTGCTCTTGGTGAGGAATTCCCAGAAGAGAAGCTTGTTGAGATTCGTGCAGAGCTTATTGCTGACGCTAAGTCAGATGGAGCTCTTAACCTTGTTAAGGTTCAAGTTCAGAAGCAGATTATGGATATGACTGGATTCATGGCTAGCCCAGACGGCACAGCTACTCCTGTAGACCCAATGATGATGGGTGATGGAGACCTATTGGGAGACGGCTCAATTGGTGCCCAGGGCACAGACCCTGAAGCACCAGTTGTTGAGGCTGAGACCCTAGACGCTGAACAGCGTATTCGAGAGACTTTGGTAAGCCAGGCATACGGGGCAAACGTCCCTAAAACCAGAGCGGTGGACAAAGAGTAACCCCAAGTATTCACAGGAGTTTACCGAGAAATTTAAACAATTTTAAGGTGAACTTATTGAGTATAAGTGACAAGGTCATGTGGCATTAATTCGGAAAACGACCCTGAGAATGAAAAGAGAATAACCATTATGGACGAACAACTAGAGATTGCAGACGCAATCGAAACTGGTTCCACAGAAGCTTTTAACGAAGCTACTGCAGAAGCATCATCTACATCCGCTGCAAAGTACACTAACGAGGATATCGCTAAGGCACGTGCGCAGGAAAAAGAGAAGCTATACCCTGTAGTAGACAAGCTAAAAGAAGAACTCAATCTGCTAAAGCAGAAAGAGTCTGAGCGTGAAACTAAAGAAGCTGAGCGTAAGGCTGCCCGCGCAGCCCGTGACGCAGAAGCTGCTGCAGAAAAGAAGAAGCAGGAAGAAGCCGAGCTAGGCTTCAAAGACCTTCTATCTAAGAAAGAGCAAGAGTTCCAAGCTCAAATTGAGGCAGAACGTGCAGAACGAGAAAAAGCTTTTGCACTTCTAGACCGTGAGCGTGAGTTCCAGGAGTTGCAGACGTACCGTCAGCAGCGTCTCGAGCAAGAACGTGAGAGCATTATTCCTGAATTAATTGACCTTATTCAGGGAAATTCCAAAGATGAAATCGAGCAGAGCATCAATGGTCTTAAAGACAAATCTGCGAAAATCTTCGAATCCGTGGCGACAGCGTCGCAACAGACTCGCAAGGAAATGGTAGGAAGCCGAATTACGGCCCCTGCCTCTGGACCCCTCGACAATGACTCGGAGCAACGTTCGTATTCTCCTGATGACCTCAGGAACATGTCTATTACAGACTACGCGAAGAATAGAGCCAAGCTACTTGGTTCTGCAAGTAATAACCGTGGACAGGGATTGTTCGGGTAATTAACCTAACCTAACCGACCGAAAGGAACTAATAATGGCGTCAGCTATTACAGGTTCGGGCCAGCTTGCTGGAGCCCCAACCGCATATTCAGGTTCGAACAGCCAGCTATCTCAGGCTATTCAGACCATCTGGTCGAAGGAAATTCTGTTCCAGGCGATGCCTATTCTTCGCTTTGAGCAGTTTGCAGTTAAGAAGACTGAACTAGGTGTCGCACCTGGTCTTCGTGTTAACTTCCTTCGCTACAAGAACTTCGCAGTGGACCCAACTCCACTGACCGAAGGTGTCCGTATGACAACCTCTGCATTGACTGCAGAGCAGATTGCTATCACCGTTGCTGAGCACGGTTACGCAGTAGCTGTTTCTGAGCTACTACTTAACGCCTCATTCGACGACATCATGGCCTCTGCTTCACGTCTACTTGGTCGTCACATGGCACAGTACCTAGACCTACAGGCTCGCAACACCCTTGGTGCTGCTACTTCTGCAGTGTTTGGTTACGACCGCTCAGAAATCACTGGCGGTGCCTTCACTAACTACGACGAAGGTACTAAGGCAGCTAACCTTGCAGGAGTTACTGCAGACCACAAGCTGACTACTGGTGCAATCAAGGATGCAGCTCTTACCCTTGCTGGTAAGAACATCCCTCGCATTGGTGAAACCTACGTTCAGTTCATCCACCCAAAGCAGTCTCGTGACCTTCGCTCGAACCCAGAGTTCATTGAAGTCACCAAGTACGCTGCTCCAGGTAACTTCATGCTTGGTGAGATTGGTCGTCTATACGACGTAGTCTTTATCGAGACCACTCAGGTTAACCTACTGGCATCTGGAACCAACATTGCAACCAGCCCAGCTACTGCTTACTCGCAGTCTGTTGGAGCACCTGCAAACCAGGGCTCAATCCCAGTAACCGCTAACACCAACCCTGGTGGTGGAGGTAACCCAGAAAACGACGCTGCAGCAGCTACCACTGGTACTACTCAGACTAACGTTTACGAGTCAATCATGATTGGTGACAACGCATTTGGTCACGCAATCTCTCTACCAGTTGAGCTCCGTGACGGTGGTGTTCTAGACTTCGGTCGCGAGCACGCACTAGCATGGTACGCCATCTGGGGTCTAGGTATCATCACAGACCAGGCTATCGTTAAGGTATACACCGCTTAATAGCCAAACCCTTCGTGAAGGGGGGAGGGGGCTCGAAATCCCTCCCCCCAACACAAACAAATGAATATTCTATTTAGGAGAAAAATATCGTGGCAAATAAACCAACAAGTCCAATGGACGCAACAGGCAAGGCAGCAGAAGACGCTGCTAGACGAAACGCAGCAGAGCTAGCAGCTCGCAAGGAAGAGATTTCTCTTTCTCGTGCAGCAGAGGAAATCTCTCTAGCTAACGACGTGTTTGACCCAAAGAAACCAGACGCCCCACTTCTAATCGATGAGATTGAAGAAATTGGCGTTAGTGTTAATGATGAGAAAGTTATCATCCGAGTCAACACTGATATTGATGACATGACTTATGGAGTCGGAAACTCTTACACCTTCAAGCAGGGTGTTAAGTACTCGGTTCCACGTGACCTAGCTGAGTACCTTCAGCGACTAGGTTACCTGTGGCTTAACTAAGCTACCTAATAAGCTGTCCGTCCTGCTGGTCCCCGCCCTCCTCACCAGCAGGGCGGACTTTTATGTTTGCGCTGTATTTTACGCCAATTTGCGAGACCATAATTACATCTAGATTTCGGAGGTATCGTGGCGACCATTTCCAGCCTCGTCGACAGAGTTCGCGTAGAACTCGGTGATGTGCCAAAATCATTTGTCACCCAGTTCATGGCTGACGGCACCACTAATCGATTTAAGCTGCACTATTCTCCACTAGATGCAACTACAGTCGTAGTGTACAAAAATAATGTAGACATCTCCGATGAGTGCTCTGTAGAGGAATCTTCAGGAATCCTCGTTACCGAAACGTTACCTGTTGACGGAGACGAGTTTACTGTCAGTGGTATGTACTACCGCTATTTTACTGGGGCTGAACTAGCTCAAGTTATTACTAGCGCCGTGGACATGCACTCTGCAAAGCATACAGATTCCCTGGGACGTAAGATTACCATCGATACTCTCCCTTACATTGATGAGTACCCAGTAGTTGTGTACGCCACAGCTTTGGCGCTGTACACCCTTGCTACTGACGCATCCTTTGACATTAACATCTTTGCCCCTGATGGCGTGACTATTCCTAGGTCTGAGCGTTACCGCCAGCTTCTAGACATGATGAACACTAGAAAGTCTCAGTATGCTGAGCTATGTGCCCATCTAGGTATTGGCCTATACAGTATTGATGTATTTACTCTTAGACGAATCTCTAAGAGGACTAATCGTTACGTACCTGTTTACAAGCCTATGGAAGTTGACGACAGGTCTTGGCCACAAAGGGTTAACCTTTCTCTTCCTGATTATGGAGATGCTCAACCAGCATGGCCAACAGAGGGTGGCCCACTAAACGCTTACCAAGGCGTTGCCTACGAAGAGCAAATTTCCTTTACAGGAGACTTTACTGGAAAGACTATTATTGCTCGTCTTCTAGCTCAAAGAGGAAGCGTGCAGGTAGTTAGAAACTTTACCCTAGAAGTAACTACTGAGGATGACGAAAACTTTGTAGCAAATATTTCATTGACCGCTGAAGAAACAATTCGACCACCTCGACGTACGCACTGGCAAATTGCTAGTAAAGACAACGAGACTAACGAGATTATTGAAATTCTTGGTGGCGACTTCTTTATCCAACGTCGTAGTGAGGTTATCCTTTAATGGCTATTAATCCAAACAGTCCACTGTACCCAAAGATTGACGTAGAGCTTCTTCCTGGCGTTCCTGGTCAGCGTGGTCCTACAGGTCCTACTGGCCCTTCTGGAGGACCTACTGGCGCAACTGGTGCAACAGGACCAACAGGAGCTACTGGACCTACAGGTGTTGCTGGACCAACAGGTGCTACAGGTGCTTCTGGTCCTAGAGGTTTTGTTGGAGCTTCAGGACCTACAGGAGCCACAGGTTCACGTGGACCTGCTGGTGTAACTGGTCCTGCTGGAGCCACAGGTCCGCGAGGTCTTCAGGGTCTTCAAGGTTTGCAGGGTGTAACTGGACCTACAGGAGCTGTTGGCCCTACTGGTGCTACAGGACCTCAAGGAACATCAATCAATGTTCGAGGAAGTGTTGCGACTCCTGAAAATCTTCCATTAACAGGCAATGCTCGAAATGACGCGTTTGTTGTTGACTCAGATGGTGATTTGTATGTCTGGAGTGGAACTGCATGGAGCAGCGTTGGTCAGATTGTTGGGCCGCAAGGTCCTACTGGAGCCACAGGTGCGGCCTCGACTGTTACTGGTCCAACGGGTCCACAAGGTGAGGTTGGTCCTACAGGAGCAACGGGTGCAACAGGTGCTGACTCAACTGTTACTGGTCCTACAGGACCACAGGGTGAGGTAGGGCCTACAGGTGCAACTGGTGCTACGGGTGCCGATTCTAACGTAACAGGTCCTACTGGTGCTACTGGTGATACGGGCCCTACAGGACCTACTGGAGCAACTGGTGACACAGGGCCTATTGGTCCAACTGGTTCTCAAGGAAATGGCCTAGAGATACTAGACTCTTTCGCAACTTATGCGGAGCTAGTAGCTGCACACCCAACAGGTGCTGTTGGAGACATCTACGCAGTAGGCTCAGAGCTATACGTTTGGTCTACCGAATCAAGCTCCTGGGCAAGTTTAGGTGAGCTTGTTGGTCCTACTGGTGCTACAGGTGCAGCTTCAACTGTAACTGGACCTACTGGAGCACAAGGTGATACAGGACCTACAGGACCCACTGGTGCCACTGGTGCAGCCTCGACTGTCCCAGGACCAACAGGTGCTACAGGTGATATCGGTCCGACTGGCCCTACTGGTGAAGCTGGTATCCAAGGACCAACTGGTCCTCAAGGTGAGTCAGGACAATTTGGTGGAGCTGTATTTACCTACAACTACTTAACTGCTACAACTAACACTGACCCTGGTGCTGGAAATCTAAAACTAAACAATACCAACCTTACAGCTGCTACTTCACTTTACATTGACTTCTTAGACCTTAATGCTACAGACAACCAAGCGTACCTAGACACAATTGATGACTCTACGTCAACTATCAAGGGCCATTTCAAAATGGAGCAGGTTGGAAATTCCGCCAATTTTGCTTACTACGCTATTAACGGAGCACACACTCACTCAGCTGGGTATTTTGCGGTTCCTATTATTTACCTAACTGGCTCTGTAACCTCGTTTGCTAATGGTACTGACCTAAACGTAACCTTTGTTCGTACTGGTGATGCTGGTGACCCAGGTCTAGGTGGAACTATTGCTAACTGGGGCTCTTTCTGGGATACAACAACTCAAACAGCTGCTGCAGTAAACACTGCTTATCCAATGACCTTAAATAGTTTTGATGCAGCAAACATTGGAGTAACAGTTGTGTCAGGCAGCCGCATTACTGTTGCTAGTGCTGGAACCTACAACATTCAATTTTCAGCACAATTAGACAAAACTAATGCTGGAACAGACAAAGTAAACATTTGGGTAAGAAAAAACGGCGTTGATGTTCCAGAGTCAGATGGTGAAGTAACTCTTTTAGGAAATGAAAAGAGCATTGCTGCTTGGAACTACGTCTTTAGCGCAAACGCTGGGGATTACTATCAGTTAATGTGGTCTAGTCAAGATACCGCTATACGTATCTTGGCACAGGCCGCCAGCGTATCTCCAGCTCGTCCTGCTACACCTTCCGTTATTCTTACAGTTACTCAGGTTACTTACACTCAAGTAGGTCCTACTGGTCCAACTGGTTTGCAAGGTATAACGGGACCTATAGGTGAGACTGGACCTACTGGTGCCACAGGTGCAACAGGTGCAGCATCTAACGTAACAGGGCCAACAGGTCCAACGGGTGCTACAGGTGCAGCTTCAACTGTAACTGGACCTACTGGTGCTACTGGACCTATTGGAAAGTTTACTGTTTCAGAAACCGCTCCTGGAACTCCTCTAGCTGGAGACGCTTGGTATAACTCCGTTACAGGACAGCTACTAGTTTATTACGACAGTTTCTGGGTTGAAGCTAACGGCTCACTAGTTGGAGAGCTTGGACCTACAGGAGCTACTGGTCCTGCAGGTACAGCTGGTCCTACTGGACCGACTGGTCCTATTGGTCCTTCTGGTGGCCCTACTGGCGCAACTGGCGCAACTGGTGCCACTGGTGCAACTGGAGCTACAGGTGCGGCCTCGACTGTCCCAGGACCTACGGGACCTACTGGTTCTGCTGGTACTAATGGTGCTACAGGAGCTACTGGTGCCACTGGCCCTACGGGTGCTACAGGTCCAGAAGGAAACTTTACTGTTTCAGCAACTGCTCCTGGAACTGCTGTTGAAGGTGACGCTTGGTATAACTCAACTACAGGAAAGATGTTTGTCTACTACGACAATTTCTGGGTTGAGTCTAGCTCAGCTATCGTAGGCCCTACTGGGCCCGCTGGAGCTAACGGCACATTTATTCAGGCCTCTACTACGGGGCCTACTGCTGGTGCTGGAAATAACGGCGACCTATGGATTGTCTATAGTTAATGTCTGCAAAAATGAAAATACCAACCACCCCACATTATGTGGCTTTTGGTAGAAACGTGGGAATAAGCGTACCGTATTCTGTAAGCTATTCTTTAGACGGCGTTAACTGGGTCCCGTCAACACTGCCAGCAGGGAGCGGTGGTCTTGGCAAAACAGCTTTTGGTGAAGATAGGTTTGTAGCAATAACCGACAACAATACTAACGAGGCTGCTTACTCAATTGATGGGATTACTTGGCTACCAACTACTCTGCCATCCGCCCAATCCTGGACTACGGTAGCTTATGGTGGTGGAAAATTTGTCGCACTGGCAGCGGGGTCAAATGCTGCGGCTTATTCGACAGACGGAATCACTTGGACAGCAACCACTCTACCAGCCAGTGGCTCTTGGTTGTCAGTAACTTACGCAGATGGCAAATTTGTTGCTATTGCTAGAGACTCATCGACTAGCGCCTATTCAACAAACGGAATTACGTGGAACGCAGGGACCATGCCTTCTGGACTTTCTTGGCAACAAGTGGCCTATGGAGCGGGAAAGTTTGTTGCACTAGCTAATGGTTCATCTAACTTTGCTTATTCTACTAATGGTATTACTTGGACTATAGCTTTTTTGCCTTTTTCTGCAAACTGGATTTCGCTAGCTTACGGAGACGGAAAGTTTGTCGCACTAGTAGGTAACTCTTCTACCTCAGCGTATTCCTTAGACGGAGTATCCTGGACAGGTTCAAACATGCCGTCTTCTAGGTTTTGGAGCTCAATAACGTATGGAGGTGAAAAGTTTGTGGCACTAGCATCTCAATCTACAACAACTGCCTACTCTTCTGATGGAATTACCTGGACAGTATCCACTATGCCCGTAGCAGCTGGCTGGTCCTCCATAGCTTACGGAGAATTTTTTCAAAAAACCCTGTCCTACTCCGCTAGTTCAAACGGGCTATGGAGAGACATGGTAGCGCCCTATGTAAAAGTTGCTGGTGCTTGGAAAGTGGCTAAGTCTGCGTTTATAAAGGTCAGCGGGCAATGGAAAAATTGGTTTTTACAAGACGGAATACTGGACACCGAATTTGCAACCAATCTTCCATTTCCTATTGGAAGTAGAATTTGGGCTGCTGAACCACAGCCTGATGGAAAAATAGTTGTTGCAGGGGAATGGAACTCGCCAACTACTCCTCTTGGCCTTCTTAGGTTAAACGCAAACGGAACTCAAGACATCTCTTGGGCGGGGATTGAAATAACTGGAATTCAAGAAATTCTACTACTTCCTACTGGTAAATTTTTACTAGGAAAAGAAACGGGTAGACTTGCACTGCGCGGTATTAATTCAAACGGAGCTTTAAACAGCGATTTTGGTAATTTTAATGACCGCGAACTTCGGTTTACGTTAGAAGATACTCCTTCCATGGGGTCTAACCCTGTCATCGTTGCTTGCCTAAGAAACACCCCAAGTGGGAAAGTTATCGTAGCAGGACAATTTGACCGTTATGGTGGAACTGGAGGGACAACTGGAACAGTTGTTCCTCATCTAATTCAATTAAATTCCAACGGAACTTTAGATACAGCTTTTTTAACAAACATAGGTACTGCTACAGGTGGTCGGCTGTTTAAGTATAGCGTAGCAGTTCAAGCAGATGGAAAGATAGTTATCGGTGGTAGTTTTACTTCTTTTAACGGAGTAGCCGCCCCGAGAATAGTTCGACTAAACAGCGACGGGACTATAGACACCGCTTTTATGGCAAACCTTGGAACGGGATTTTCTACATCCTCCTCAAAAGGGGTAGTTGGTAGCGTGTACGTGCAAAATGACGGAAAAATATTAGCGACACTAGGCTCTAACTCGTCTGCTCCGTTTACTGATTTTAACGGAACTACTGTAGGAACAATCGTTCGTTTAAACTCTAATGGAACTTTAGACACGTCTTTTAGTACGTTAACTCTAGGGGTTAGTTTTCCACAAATTTTACCATTGTCTTCAGGAAAAATTTTTGTGTATGGTGCCAAGGCTCTTTTTAATAGGGGAATAGGAAGGCTTAACGTTGACGGAAGCTCAGACTTAGACTTTCTTAATAACGTAGGAACAGGGTTTAGTAATAGTGCGTTCCTAAGAGACGCTGTCGAATTGCCTGATGGAAGAGTGCTAGTTATGGGAGATTTTAGTTCCTATAACGGGTTTGCTACTAAGCTAATTGCTCAAATAGGTGGGGACGGGTACTTTGTTAATTAAAGAATTGGTGCAGAAATACCCTAGTAGAATAGGTTAGTATAGAAGCTATGACATCCATAAATTTTCCAGATACCCCAGCTGTAAACGACATTTACACTGTGGGCATTCGTTCATGGATTTGGACTGGGATTGCTTGGGAATCTGTGTCGGCTCCTGGACCCGTTGGTCCTACAGGTCCGCAGGGTGACTCCATTTCAAACATTGACGGTGGCATTCCAAACTCGCTTTATGGCGGAATCGTTTCTATTGACGGTGGGAGTGTACTTAGCTAAGAGCACTCCTAGAGTATGCACTTAAGGTAAAATAAAAATTATGACATCCATAGACTTTCCTAACTCACCAGCGTTAAATGATGTTTATACTGTAGGTAGTCGTTCTTGGAAATGGAACGGCACATTTTGGGAATCAGTAGGTACTACTGGACCCACAGGACCAACTGGCCCAACAGGTGCTGAAGGTCCTGAAGGCCAGTCATTTGCCAACATGGATGGCGGTAAATCGGGTACTCTATACGGAGGAATAGCACCTATTGTTGGCGGAAGTTCAGGGAGTTTTTAATGGCAGTACAAATTCAACTGCGCAATGACACCGCAGCAAACTGGTCTGCAAATAACCCTATTTTGGCTTTGGCCGAAATGGGCGTAGAAAACGATACTGACCAGTTCAAACTGGGTAACGGGGTTGACCCATGGAATGACTTGCCATACGGCGGCCTACAAGGTGCTGAAGGCGAATCATTTAACAACATTGACGGTGGAATACCTGCTTCAATGTATGGAGGAATTAATTCTATTGATGGTGGAAGTGTAGGAAGCTAATGGCTGTACAAATTCAACTTAGGCGTGGAACCGCCAGCGAATGGACTAGCGCTAACCCAGTCCTAGCAGTTGCCGAAATGGGCATCGAGACTAACACTAACCAGTTTAAGATTGGTAACGGCTCTACCCCATGGAACTCCCTTCCATACGGTGGTATTGCTGGTGCTGCTGGCCCTGCTGGTGCTACTGGCCCAGCTGGTGAACGAGGACCTGCGGGAACTGGTGACGCTGGAACAATTAGCTCCTTCCTATTGATGGGGGCTTAATATGCCCGCGGCATACTCTGTATTAGGTCAGAGACGTCCTACCACCTTTGGTACTACTACTCTTTTCACTGCGTCTAGTTCTCTAGGTACTGTAATTTCTACACTATCAATTACTAATACCACCGACATTACCTCGTCAGCTAGTGTATACATTCCTACAGTTGCTGGTGGAGGCACAAACGCCAACGCGCTACTGAGAAACGTAGAAATTTTTCCAAAGAGCACTGTAGCCCTAACTCTAGGTATCACCCTAGAGGCTGGGCGAGTACTTGACGTACAGTCAAGCGAATCTGGTGCGCTAACATTTCAAGCTTTCGGAAGTGAGATTTCTTAATGCCAATTGCATATTCAGTCCTGGCTCAGAGCCAGCCAAGAGCAAACTTCGACGCAGCTACTTGGACTACAAGAGTATCCTCTACTGGGTCCGCGGCTATTCGTGCAGTTACTTTTGGTGCTAACCAGTACAATAAGCCCCTATTTGTTTCGGGAGACGCAGCAGGCTCTGTAAAGCTATCTGAAGATGGCATTATGTGGTCCGATGCTGTAACCGTAACTTCTCAGCCAATCAACGCTTTTGTATACACTACTAACTTTAACTCTACATTTAACAGCATTAACTGGTGGGTTCTAGGCGCTAACAACGGAATCATTGCTACCTCTTCTGACGCCATGACCTGGACTTCAAGAACCTCTGGTTTTGGAGCTACTGTGCCTGTTCTTGGTCTTGCTTACGGTGAAGGAAGCTACGTAGCTGTTGGTGGAGCAGGAACTATCACTGCTTCTACTGACGCAGTTACCTGGGTTACACGTACTTCCCCTGTAGTTACCGCTCTTACTTCCATTACTTATGGTGCTGACACGTTTGTAGCCACTGGTACTGGTGGAGTTGTAACCTCAGATGACGGTGTTACTTGGGCCCAAAGAACTGCTGGATTTTCCGTAACCACTATCAACGCTGTTGTATTTGGTAATGGCCTGTTTGTTGTTGGAGACGAAGTTGGTAGGATAACCGTTTCTACTAATGGTATTACTTGGACTTCCCGCCCACAAATCCACAATGTTAGAGCGCTGTCTTTTGCTGAAGGCAACTACATTGCAGCAGGAGCTAACGGAGCACTTTCCACCTCTACAGACTCCATCACTTGGGTAACACGACAGTCTGCTTTTAACACTAACCTAGGAATTAATGGGGTTGCTTACGGTAGCAACGCCTACGGTAACAACATTGTTGCCCTAGTTGGTGACGGACACACAGTTAACAGCGCTCTGCTAGAAAGCGTTCAGGACGCTTACACGGTTCCTGCAGGCTCTCGCGTAGTGCTCTCAAGCGTTACTATTACCAACCCTACTAATAGGGACGTTCTTGCGGATGTTTACCTGCGAAGCAGGTCCTCTTTCAATGTGGGCCCTTGGGTACCAAAAACGCTTACAGTCGCTAGCACCCAGATTAACTCAATTGCATTTGGTGGAAATCAGTACATCACCGCTGGAAACAACGGGCAAGTAAGAACTTCTACTGACGCAGTTACTTGGGTTGAAAGATTCTCAGGTTTTGGTACCAGCAACGTGAACGCCGCAGTAGTGGGCTCGAGCACCGTTGATAGAGTAGTATATGCTGTGGGTGGTGTTGGTGGAAGAATTTCTACCTCTACAGACTCAGTAGTATGGTCTACTAGAACTTCTGGTTTTGGAACCAGCTCTGTAAACGCCCTTAGCTTTGGTCTTAGCACATTTGTTGCTGCTGGAGAACTTGGTGCGTTAACCACCTCTACAGATGGAACTACTTGGACCTCAAGAACTTCTAATTTTGGGTTTAATAGTGTTCGTGCCCTTACTTTTGGTGGCGGCCTATTTGTGGCTGCAGGAGACTCTGGTACTCTAACCACTTCTACTAATGGGGCTACGTGGACAACTCGCTCTCCTCAGTTCGGAACTACTCCAATTTTCTCACTTACTTTTGGAAACAACACCTATGTTGCTGGTGGCGGACTCGGCTTGCTGTCCACCTCTACCGATGGAATTACTTGGACTTCTCGTCCAGCAGTAGCAACTCTTGTAAGCAGCTCTAACATTCAGGCCCTTACTTTTGGTGATGGAGTGTTTGTGTTGGCTACGGCTGCGGCGCGAATCGCTACTTCTACTAACGCAATTACTTGGACGCTTAGAACTACAGTGGCTAACTTGTACACTAACTTTAGGTCTGCAGGATACGCTAACGGTGTATTCTTGGTAGGAGACGAGTCAGGAAACTTGGCTATAAACGACAGAAACCTTGTCAATAAGCCAGCTAACGCCCTTGTATTTAGGCAGGCAATTAAGCCTCGAGACGTCAAGGCTTTCACAGTAGGAGCTACTCTTTCTGAAGGAGACGTAATTTCTTTTGAAAGTTCTGCTAACGCTACACTAACATTCCACGCTTTTGGAGGTAGAGAGTTTTAATGTCAATAAGTATTCTAGCTAGAACAGCTCCCACAAGTACTACTCCGTTTGCTTTGACGGCCAACCTATTGTCAGGCTCTACTGAAGCTGGAGTTCTGTCCTCACTGGTAGTCACTAACACCACGTCTTTGCCTGTAGTGTACAGCGTGTACCTAATCTCTAGGAATGGCCCAGCTACTCCGTCAATAGAGAACGCCCTAGTATTTCAGCAGACAATTAAAAAGAACGAAGTAATAGACCTAACTTATGGTCTAACTTTAGGTTGGGGAAGTGGCACCCAAGATGTTATTTTTGTAGAATCAGGAACTCCTGACGCTCTAACATTCACCGCATTTGGAAGTAAGGTCGCAATCTAATGGCTATTAGACAGTCTAACGTATCTACTCTTTTTACTGCAGGACAGGGTGCCGCAGTTACACCCATATCCAAGACTTACGTAGGTCAGTTTGCTCAGACTACTTATCTTGACAGATTCAAGATTCCTTCTGGACCTTACGTTGTAAACATGCAGATTCTAGGAACTGAAGTTAACTCTGGTGTAGACATCAGGTTAGATAACCCTGAGGGTCAGTCAATTGCTAACTACAGGCTAATTAACACAGGTGTCACTACTACTAACTTTACAATTATGACAGACTACGTATTTTTAAATACTACCCCTGATAGGTTTGTTCCATCTAACCCTAATCTTACTTGGACTACCAGAACTTCTAACTTTGGAACTACAAACATCAACGCTCTGGCGTTTGGTGATGATTTCTTCGCACCTGGAGTGTCGTCTGGACTGTTGTTGGCAGCAGGAGACAACACTCAGATAAGAACTTCTACAGATGGCGTTACTTGGACTACTAGAACCACTACGTTTGCTACCCCTTCAGCCTCTCTTCGAGCAGCTACTTACGGTTTTAACGGAACCAACGGAGTCTACCTTGTTGCAGGTGACTCTGGTCAGATTGCTGGTTCTACAGATGGTCTTTCTTGGACTACTAGAGCTGCACCATTTGGAACTACAAACATTAACGGTCTTGGATACGCTAACCGAATCTTTGTTGCCGTAGGTAGCAACGGAACTATCTGGACATCTGGAGATACCACTAGCTGGACAGGTAGAACATCTAACGTAGGAACTAACATTCTCCGTTCCGTTACTCACGGACTTGGTTTCCGTTGGGTTGCTGTTGGTGACAACGGAACAATCACTACTTCTGATGATTCGGCTGTTACTTGGACTGCAAGAACCTCTGGATTTACTAACAGCGATATTCTTACAGTTTGCTACGGCCGTGACAACACTTACGTTGCCGCAGGTACTCAGGGTCGCTTGGCTACCTCGTTTAACGGTGTTGACCAGTGGATTCAGAGAACTACTGGTTTTGGTACCGAGACAATTACTTCGGTAACTTATGGCGATGACATCTATGTAGCTGTCGGAGCTGCTGGAACCGTGGCCTCATCTGTTGACGGTATTACTTGGGTCAGACAGCCTTCAAATACTTGGGCTTCTACCCCTCTTCGCGCGGTTACTTGGGCGCCTATCGGAACTTCAACTGGTACTTACGTAACTTCTGGTGATGCAGGTACTCTGGCAACAGCGGTACCAGCTAGCACTGAGCGAGTTTCTGTCTCTAGATTGTTCGTTAACTTTAATGATGTTGGATTCATCGGTCGAGACGGTGTCTCAGGAGCAGTTACTTGGGCTACTGGTGGCTACGGCGATGGATTGTTCTTTATCGGTGGTAGCGGTTCGACATTCTCTACTTCTACCAACGGCTTAACTTGGACAGCTCGAGGAAACGGACTCAGTGGAGATACCCGTGGAACAGCTTTTGGTAACAACACCTATGTTTCTGCTGGAACTGCTGGCCGTGTAACCACTTCTACAGACAGCATTTCTTGGACTGCTAGAACTCCTAACTTTGGAACTAGCGCAATCAACAGCCTTGTTTATGGAAATGGTCTGTTTGTACTCGCAGGTGAGGCTGGTCAAGTAAGAACCTCCGCAGACGCGGTTATCTGGACAACTCGTGACGGTGGTTTTGGACCACAGACAGTTAACGCGCTACTTTACGCTAACTCTCAGAACCTATTTGTAGCCGCTGGAAACGCAGCAACAATTTCTACCTCTACCAACGGTATTCTGTGGACATCACGTACTTCTGGTTACGCTGTAGACGTTAACCTTCGTGCGCTTACTTACGGAAATGGTTTGTACGTAGTTGCTGGAACTAACGGTAACTTGGCAGTTTCTACTAACGCAATTACTTGGACCACTAGAAACGCAAACTTTGGAACTAGCACCATTAACGCTCTAACTTTCCACAGAAACTTGTTTATGGCTGTAGGAGACGCTGGTCAGATTAGGACTTCAACCGACACTATTAGCTGGACATCTCGTGTATCAAACACTGGTGGTCAGTTCTTAGGCGCGGTGTCTGCTTTAGGAACCTACTTGGCAATCGGTGTTAGTGGATTGGTCCATTCAAAGCAGCAGGGTGCAGCCCTGGTTCAGTTCGCGCCAGTAGTTAGTAACTAAGGAGTTAAATTGGCCATTTCACAGATAGTTAACCCAAACCCAGTAACGGGTGTACCTGTTGGTACTGAGCTAGTTCACTCTAGCTACATTAGGACCACTCAGAACAAGATTATTACTAAGGACCGAGTTCCTGCGTCTATTCCTCCTGGTACATACGCTGTTGTAGGTATGCGTACTCGTGGAGCGAACAACGTTCTAGTTACTTTTAGGGATGCAGATGATGAGACGGTATTCGGCTATCCTGTGCTTCCTGCTGCCAGCAGGCTTCTTACCGAATTTCCGTCTAACCAAGCTACTATGGTTCAGCTTATGGTTGTTGACAAAGAAGTAACCTCTGTAACTTACAACTACTCTTGGCAGAGTTGGACAGAGCGAACCCACTCTATGAGCACAACTACTGGCCATATCAATGCTATGGCTTATGCTAATGGTTATTTTGTTGCTGTGGGAAACAACGTCAACCAGTTCTCTGTCACTAACTCTTCTGATGGAATTACCTGGACAGTAAGACTAAACAGCGCCGCCTCGGCCTCAGCGTTTGCTCTTACTTACGGAAATTACCGTGGAAATAAAACTTGGGTTGCCGCTGGTACTGGTGGAATTATTTTTAGCTCTACAGACAGCAACACGTGGATTCAAAGAACCTCCCCTACTGTACAGCAACTACAGGCTGCTGCGTTTGGTGTTTCTACATTCCTTCTAGCGGGAGCGTCTGGCGCACTCGTCAGCTCTACTGACGGATTTACTTGGATTAACAGAACCTCAGGATTTGGTGTTACTCCAATTAACGCTTTGGTTTTTGGAAATGGCGTTTTTGCCATGGCTGGAGATGGAGGTAGACTTTCTACTTCTACAGACGGCATTAACTGGACTACTAGAACTTCAGGATTTGCTACTACGTCTATTCGTGCCCTTGCATTTGGTAACGGGTTGTTCCTAGCTGGTGGAGATAACGGTGTCCTAACTACCTCAACAGATGCGATTACTTGGACTACAAGAAACGCAAACTTTGGTACCACCGTAATTAGGTCTATCATTTGGGGAGAAGGCCTTTACGTTCTTGCTGGTGATAACGGTTCAATTAGGGTATCGACAGACGGCTATGAGTGGCAAGTTAGACCGCAGCTATTTACTGGTACCCAGATTAGAGCCCTAACTTACGGCTCTGGTATCGGTATTTTTAGTAGCCCAGTATCGGGTACTTTGCCTCCTCTTAACACCTACCCAGCTCAAATGACTCCTATCCTAGGAAACACAGGTGGCCAGTACATTGCAGCTGGAGGAAACGGTACTTCTGGAGGCCGTTTGGCCCAGTCTGAACAGGGATTTGAGGCGACAGTTCAGGTTTACAGAGTTTAAAACTGTAGTAGTATACTAATTACTATGGATAAAAAACCACATGTAAATTTAATCATTGCAACACCTGGACACTCATTGATGTCAACTTACGTTCGCAGCCTTTTGGCTGCTACGCAGATGTTGGCCTCAAAAGGAATTACTTGGGCTTGGAGCTCAGAGTATTCCTCCCACGTAGCTGACGCTCGTGAAATGACTCTAAATGGCGACAACCAAAACGACCCTTCTGAGCAGCGTCCGTTTAAAGGCCAAGTAACCTACGATAAAATTCTTTGGATTGATTCGGACATTGCGTTTACTCCTGAAGACGTACTAAAGCTGTACGAGTCAGACTACGACGTAGTTACTGGCGCGTACTTGCTGGCTAACGGAGAAGTTGTTGTCTACAAAGAGCTTTTTGGAACTGGCTACAACTACGATGATGTAAAAGATATGACAGAGCCAATAAAAGTATTCGGCGCTGGATTCGGCTTTATTATGATAAAGCAGGGCATCTTTGAACAGCTAACTCGACCTTGGTTTCAGTCACCTATGGCATCAAAAACCATGGATGATGGAACCGAATTTACTTTCCCAATCATGGGAGAGGACCTTTCTTGGTGTAAGAGGGTCAACGACTTAGGGATTGACATTTGGTTTGACCCTACAGTTCGTGTAACGCACCATAAAATGATGAAACTAACCTGGGAAGGAATTAAACCATGAGTAGATACCGCTACGAAGTTGATTCAGAAAACGCACTACGTTTCTGGGACGACGAGAATCCAAACGAGAACGACGCACCGTTCTTCTTCCAGCCTGACTACCCTAATGGCGAGCCATGGGGAACCAAGAAGGCTGCAGAAGACTGGGCAAAGCTATTTGTTGCATCACTAGAGGACCCTGAGTCTGCGCTAGTTCCTGGAGACTCTCCAGCAGAACCAAGCAAGCCTCGCCCTGTAGCTGCAGAGTAACAACTACTTCACTCTAGATAAGAGGAGAGCATGAAAGTAGCTGTTTATACCATTGCATTAAACGAACAACAGTTCGTAAAGCGTTGGGCAGACTCCTGTAAAGAAGCAGACTTCAGGTTTATTTTAGACACTGGGTCTACGGACGGTACAGTTGAGTCTGCCTACGCTAATGGTGTGGATTGCATGATTGCATCCATCAAGCCTTGGCGATTTGATGACGCCAGAAACGCGTCTCTCGCGCTAATCCCTGACGACGTTGATTACTGCATTGCCTTGGACATGGACGAAGTCCTACTTCCAGGATGGCGAGAAGAGCTTGAGAAAGCCCACAAGTTGGGGTTGACTAGGCCTCGCTACAAGTACACTTGGTCTTGGAAGTCGGACGGAACTCCTGGCCTACAGTACGGTGGAGACAAAATCCACGCTAGAAACGGTTACAGGTGGAAGCACCCTGTACATGAAGTTATTACTTCAGACCGTATCGAAGAAAAACAAGGCTGGGTTGGATTAGAAATCCACCACTACCCAGACGATACTAAATCCCGTGGCCAGTATCTGCCACTATTAGAGCTCTCTGTCAGAGAAGACCCTTCAGATGACAGAAACGCCTATTACTTTGCTAGAGAACTTTTCTTTAACAGACAGTATGAACTAGCCGCCCAAGAGTTTGAGCGCCATCTTTCACTTCCTAGAGCTGTATGGCGACCAGAGCGAGCAGCCTCTATGAGGTACATCGCAAAGTGTAAACCAAAAGAAGCACGACACTGGTTAGAGAAGGCTACAGAGGAAGACCCTAACAGGCGTGAGGCGCTCGTAGAATTGGCTAACTGGGCCTACCAACACAAACAATGGGAGCTCTGCCTACAGTACTCTGAGAGGGCGCTGGAGGTCGCTGAGAAGCCTTTGGACTACCTCTGTGAGGAGTTTGCTTGGGGAGCCCTTCCATACGACCTAGCGGCGCTAGCGGCTTACAACACAGGTGATTTTAAAAAGGCTAAAAAGTACGGTGCAAAGGCTGCTGAACTAGAGCCAGCTGATGAGCGTTTACAGCGAAATCTAGAGTTCTATACAGGACAATAGAACCAAAGACTTTACAGGAGAAACATGCCAGCAAAAGCAGTGATTCAATACCGCAGAGACACATCCTCTAACTGGACGGCAGTCAACCCAATTCTTGCAAGCGGTGAGCCTGGATATGAAACCAACACCACCTTTTTTAAGATTGGCGATGGCACCACTCCGTGGAACGCTCTTCCCTACAAAAAGGGTGACGACGGAGTAGATGCCCCAACTATTATTGGGTTTAATGACCAGACCGTAACTTCGTATACCTTAGCCTTGTCAGACAAAGACAAAATGGTTACTCTAGCCAACTCGTCAGCGGTAACTCTCCTAGTGCCTACTAACGCAGCAGTTCCGTTTGCAATTGGCACTACCATTAACATTCTCCAAGCAGGAACAGGACAAGTAACGGTCGCCGCAGTTACCCCTGGAACTACCGCAATTCGCTCCACTCCTGGTGTGAAATTACGCGCCCAGTGGTCCAGTGCTTCCTTGTTTAAGTGGAAAGCTAATGAGTGGATTCTTTCAGGAGACACCACACTCTAATGCCACGCTTTTTCCTAGGCGGGGTATTCACTTCAGTCCGTGAAAGACTCGCGGACGCATTCGTGCGAGGTGATAGAGACGATTTAGGAGTAGCTCAAGACGGTAGCCTATGGACTAATATTCGTTCTGGATTAAGAATTTCAAATAACCGTGTAGTAGCTACAAACCCTGGTCAATTTCCTATGTCCACTATTGACATGCCCTCTACTAACGTAGACATCGCACTAACAGGTGTGACTCAGGGTGCTGGAGCGGCTATTTGGGTACAGAGCAGTGCTGATTGGACAGCAGTTACTATTGAACAAGAGTCTCGGGTTATTCCTCCTACTACCCAAACCCTAACAGGAACTTTTCAAACCTCTGCTAGCAACAACTCCTTTACTTTTACACGGGAAGAGGATGTCCCATTTACCGACTTTGCTGGTGGTAATCCATTTACTGAAAATGGATTTAAACAAGTAACAAATAATGCGACTGGGTTTAGGAATGCTACTGGTAACTTTTTTTACACCTCACGGGTAAACTTTACGTATTTAGTTACGGGCACAGGCTTCTACACCTATGTGTCAGGTAAACCACCCAGAGTTCTTACGGGCTCATTTGTCTGGGCCAGAAACGCTACAGGAACTTACAGTATTACGGAAAGAGCACCGTACACATACAGAGAGTCGTTTACTTTTCAAGTAACAAACACAGTAGCCTGGTCTCGTACAGCGTTTAACGCTCTAGAGCCTTTTACTAATTACTTTACGCGGTCGGTTACGGAGTTTGTTCCTGGATTTAGTTTTACGGTGTTTGCTCCGTTTACCTACTCAGTAATAGTTCCAGAAACAACAGTTTTTGACCAAAAAGTTAGTATTCGACAATCTATTGCTGGAAATATTCAGTTACTAACTTCGTGGGTAGTCTCTTCTAGCCAAGTAATTCGCTCTTTATTGGTGCGTACCCGAGGTAACGAAGTGACTGTTCGCCCGTATTCTGATGGAAACTTAGTAGCTCAAGTTGGCGACGACCTAGTATACACTGCTACTGGAGCTTCAGTTAATACGCGATTCGGTATAACCCTAGCTCCTTCCCCAAACAATCAAGGAAACACGGTAGCCACCACAGCTTCTATAACTACGTAGGTTAAACTACACGGAGAATAAATAAGGATTATGAAATTTATACACTTTTTTTCAGACCCATCTAATAGGGACCTTGGAAAACCCATACCTATAAAACAAGTTTTACCAAAATGGTACAAAGAATCTGAGGCAACTTTTACTGCTGCTGATGGTTCAGAAGCAGCAGGTTTAAAAAAATGCGTACCTTTCTTAGACGCTATGATGAGTGGTTACACGCTAGTTCTGCCTGTGGACGTATTTGTCTCGGAAAATGTTGCTGGAGAAGTACAGATTAGATGGAACTCCCCAGATGAATTCCAAGAGTTTATAGGTCAAAGACCTTTTGAATCAGGCGAAAAAATACCTAGACCAGCAGGTCATCACCCAAATCACTTGGCTTGGAAAGGCACTTGGGGAATAAAAACTCCTCGAGGTTGGAGTGTGCTTGTTACTCACCCCCTAAATAGATTTGACCTACCGTTTACTACTACCTCGGGAATTATTGACTCAGATAAATATTCTACAAGCGGAAATCTCCCATTCTTTATGAAGCAGGGCTTTACTGGGGTTATCCCTGCAGGAACTCCAATTGCTCAACTTATCCCCATAAAAAGAAGTTCGTGGACTGCGGTCTCGAATAACAGTGGGTTACAGTATTTAGAGCCCCTTCAAGGCTACGCCGTAAGAGACTTGGGAAACAGCTACAAGAAATACTTTTGGCAAAGAAAGAACTATCAATAATGTACGGAAAAGATTACAAAAAAAAGTATGGTCCAGCGCTTCCTGGAAATAGCCTAAAGTTACTAGCAATTTTAAAGCACATCTTAATCACAAAGTATTTTACTAAAAAAGCTATGAAACAGTCAGTGTACTTAGACACTGCTTGGAAAGCAGAACTTCCTCGCCATACCCCAGAAAAAAAGTTAAACTACCTCGCAATAGTATACGACGGTGTAGTAGAAGAGATGATTAGAGTAGATAGCATTACTGCCAAGTTCTTGTTGGGTGGGGCAGAGTTGGTTCTTTATGACCCAGAAACTACTGCGGTAAAGAAATCAATGAAGTATGTAGACGGCAGCTTTATAGAAAATCCAGAGGAGGGTAAAGATGTTAAACCGACCAAAGAAAGTTAAGTTTCAGTCTACTCAACCTACTTTTAGCCTACCTACTCCTACGCCCACCTATAAGAATACTCCCGACTGGTACAGGCAAATGCCTGGTGTAGAGGGCACTGAAATGACCATTAAAAAATGCGTGCCATTCTTAGACTCTATGACTTCTGGATACACGCTCTACTTGGCAGCAGATGTAGAGTTTGTTAAAGATGGGTTTAAGACGTTTACTAAAGTCCCGACACTAACTGCTCATTATAAAGAGCAAACCTCAATGGTTCCTGTGCCGTCAGAGTATGACCCACAGCCTTACAAATGGGAAAACTTCTTTGTTATGACTACTCCAAAAGGATATAGCACTCTTTTTACTCACCCATTAAATAGGTCCGAACTTCCGTTTATGTCTATAGCGGGCATTGTAGATACGGACAATCATCCAATTCCAGTTAATTTTCCGTTTTTTATAAGAAAAGATTTTATTGGAATTATCCCTGCAGGAACCCCGATTATCCAAGCAATACCTTTTAAAAGAGAAACTTGGGTCTCTGAAGTAGACGAAGAAAACGGAGTTAAAGAGCACCCAGACCTACATAAAATGCACAACCCACCATTTGGCTTTTATAAAAAGCACTGGTGGTCTAGAAAGAGATACTACTAATGGAAACTATTTTTGTAGTTTTTCCAGCACTAGACGACCACGAAATCTTTGCAACCATAGAAGACGCATTTAAAAAAGCAGAACATCCAGAAAGATTAGTTTTGGGGATAGCTCCTCTGTACTCTACTCGGAGGTACCTTAGAGATGTCAAAAAGTTTACAAAGAAATTTGGCAGTCAAATACGACTATCTGAAATAAAGGTAACTGCTAAAAATATCTTTGAAACTTTAGGCGTGGGTAAAGGTAGGAGAGCTGCTGCAGATTTGTACGCGGGGGAAGACTACGTGCTACAGATTGACTCTCACACTTGGTTTGCGCAAGGCTGGGACACTAGGCTTATTGGCCTACACAAACAGGCTGTAAAAGAACTGGGGCTAAGCAAAGTTCTTCTCACGGGGTATGCGGGGCACTACAAGTACTTTTCAAAGGATATTAGAGAGCCCTTTACAGACGACGGAAAACTAAGGTACCCGTTTATTAATGAGGAGCAAAGATTTTCAAACATAATTCCAAACTGGTTTGACGTGCCCCTTCCAGACGACTGCCTTGATTCGTTTGTTCCTTCAGTAAAATTTAACGCAAACTTTTCTTTTGGAGACAGTAGTTTTGGGGAGTATAACGGGCTGTTAACTGAAGCCGTGTTTTTTGACGAGGAACTTACTCAGACAATAAACCTTACCGCTGCTGGATTTAACTTAGTTTTCCCCAATATTAAAGAGCCTTTAATTTGCCATTTATATAGCGACCATTTTAATGAGTTTAGTGAAGCTAGGCCTAGCTTGCCTGACTACATGTCTCCTTTATTAGGTCAAGTTTTTCACAAAAAAACTAATGACAATTTTACGGCGTTTGTAAAAGACCCTAAAAACCAACCAGCAATAAAGAAGTGGGAAAAGTACGCTAAATGTAGCCTGACGTTTGGGCCCTTAAGAGCCAACTACGTGCCTGAGTACTACATAAACCAGCCTGATTCTGACCTGAAATTATAGGCTTTATAAGTCAAAATAGAAGTCTAAGAAAGGCCGTAAATGCGTGGTGGTAGAGAAGGAACTGACGACAATAGTCGTTTTGCACTCGACTACGAATCTAAGTCTATTTACGAGGGCATAGCTGAGGACCTAGGCGGCACGGTAGGTGTAGACCTTGAGTGGTTTAGGTGGCAAGAGTACTATCTAGTAGATAACTACACCACAATCGTAGACGACATTTATGATGTATCTAGCTCTGTTCCTGGACAAGGACGAAGATGGATGCTTCCTTTCAAAATGCCTGCTCTTATGGCGCAACTAATACGTTCTACAAACGTAATGAACGAGCGCGGTTACTACGTGACAGATACACTACGACTAGTAATCAGCGCGGGAGATGCTATGAGGATGCTGCCTAGCTTAGTTGGGGATAATCCAAACCAGCACATTAAAGACAGGCTTCTATACAGAGGACAAGTATTTACTCCTACTAGGGTTGTTCCTAGAGGGCACTTTGGCTACAAATGGGCTGTCGTTACCGTGGATTGTAACGAAGTAAACCCAGAAGAGCTAGTAAACGACCCACAGTTCCAACAATACGCTTTGACTCCAGCAATAAGTGTAAGAACATTAGGCTATGGCTCTGGAGGCTATGGCGCTGACCTTTACGGAGATTAAACAATGCCATTAAACAAACCCAACATCGGGCAGTCTAACTGGGGACCAGTGCTCAACGATGCCCTAGATTACCTAGACTCCAAAGAAGTCTCTGCTGACACTGCTGACTTTGTATTCAGTGAAGACAACTCTGAAGGCTCTCGCAGCACGATGACCATCACTGACCACGACATGACTATTCAGACTGTTCGTGATGAAGATTCAGTAGGTTCAGACTGCGACATAAACATTGAAGCAGCTGACGATGTATTTATCCGTGCCTACGGAGATGACATTGGTATTTATGCAAGCAGTGAAGTTGAAATTAGAACTAATAATTATGATGGACAGGGACTTGGAGACGGTGGTAATGACTCACACTCCTGGACGTTCAATAAAAATGGACACATCGAGTTCCCAGACGGAACTGTCCAAACTACCTCTGCTCAAGGAATTCGTCCTCTTCCAGATTTCCTCACATGGAGAGAAGGAACAACTCATCTTCCAGCACTAAACACAAACTTTGGCTGGAACTCTGACGGCGTTTGGTTTCAGAATGCACAAGACGAAGGAGCAGTCAGCTCCTACCCAATCTATACAGACTTTACTGTTGCACAGAATGAGCCTGTAATTGTTGAATTTGACTTTGATGCCAACACCGAGTGCAATGATATTGGCGTTTGCGTTTATGTAGATGGAACAACCCCACAATGGGATTGGAGTCCAAACACAACAAGAATTGCTGCACAGTTTGATTGCTTCAACCTAGAGCTTGTTGGTCGCACAACAGAGGTAACTGTTGGAGAGGGAGAGGGTATACCAGGCGAAGGAATCTACACCGTTACCTTTACATACAACCCAACAGCATCTACTGACAAGGTAACTGTTTCCTACAAGGCACAAGGCTCCAGCGAGGTTATTGCATCACTCAGCCTCAATGAGGCTCTACCTGCTGGTCGTTATCGAGTTGGCTTTGCAGCAGACCAAAGTTCTTCAAATACAAAAACCTACATGTCTAACTTGTCAATTGATGTCAACAACGATGATGATTTTTACAGCAACGACCTACAGGATGGCAACTCTGGATTTACATCTGACACAGACCTTGTTATCCCAGTTGCTATCAAGGATGACAACGGCGATGACTTCATCACCTTCACAAGAACCTCTACAGGCACTGCTCGTATTGCAACCCCACAGGACGACCTATCACTTCGCTCTGCAAGAGACATCACGCTCTTTGCTGGTAGCGAAGGTCCAGGAAACGTCTACATTGGCTGGGGAGACGCAGAGCTCACTCCAGACGCAAGCAACCGAGTTGCAACCATTGCGGACGTTACAGCAGCAACAGGTCTTGGAGACATTACTTTTGATGGTGTAAAGATTACTGGCGCTGGCACTGCCTCTGGCGACGGACTTGGTGCTGGGACTATGGAATTGGTTCCAGACGCAGACCTATACGCCAATGACCAATACCTAGTTATTGACCCAACTGACCCCAACCACATCCACATTCGTGCTGGTGGTGCAATGGATGAGTCCAACGCAAAAGTTATTCTTGGTGGAGAAAGAAACCACGTTTATGTCTCTGATGGTAGCAGACAAGTTTCAATTCGTACAAGACCAGCAAGAATTGAAAATACCTATGCAAACGTAAACGAAGCAAGCAGCACAGAGTTTATGGCACCCATGCCAATAATCGTTTCTGTTGGCTATACCGTTACCGTTGGTGAGACTGACTACGAGGTAACAGCAGTTACCCCTAATTCTCCGTATGAAGGTATGGCAACTGTTACAGCAACTGGAGCATCCTTTGTATCAGGAACTTCATATACATTTAGCTATGAGGAATCATACGACAACTACTGGCAGTTTAACTCAGATGGATACCTGTATGGACCTGCAATGGGTGGTCTATTTGTTTCAGGCCTTCTTAATGGAGAAGGTGATTTATGGCTTTCGTCAAACGATAGCGTTGTTCTTAATGGCAATGAAGGTGGGGAGTTCCTAGGAAATCCAGAATTTCCTGGAAACCAGATTGCAAAACTAGATGATTTAGCCTACCTTCGTACTAACGTTCCAACAACTTCTATAGGACTTCCTGGAGAAGTTGCTGGCCTTGTTGCAGACGATGCAAACTATCACTACTACTGCACAGCAGCCTACGACGGCACTACCCACATTTGGAAGCGTGTCGCCTGGGACGCTGGAACTTGGGGAGATTAGGAAAGGTAAAAATGGCAGAAAAGAAAAAGAAATCAGCTAAAAGAATTGGTCACATTGCAGGTAAGAATCCTGAAAAAGCTATTAACCTAGGCTTAACGGGGTCTAAATACCACGGTGGAGGCTCTAAGAATAGGGGTAAAAAAGGCGGAATTATCCGTAAACCTACCGCCCCTATTAGGTACAGAAAGAAAAGTGATTAGGAAATAACATGGCAGAAGCAAAAAAGTCAAGTAAGAAGGACCCTCGCCTAGCTAGAGCTGGCGTATCGGGCTATAACAAACCTAAGGCTACCCCTGGAGCTAAAAAGTCTCACGTAGTAGTGGCCAAAGAAGGTAACCAGATTAAGACTATTCGTTTTGGTGAGCAGGGAGCGGAAACTGCTGGTAAGCCAAAGGCTGGAGAGTCTGAGCGCATGAAGGCTAAGCGCAAGAGCTTTAAGGCTCGTCACGGAAAGAACATTGCTAAGGGAAAGATGTCAGCAGCATACTGGGCTGACAAGGTGAAGTGGTAATGGCTGCCTCTAAACCAAAGCCAAAGCCAAAGGCTAAGTCAAAAGTAAACGAAGCTGGAAACTACACTAAGCCTGGAATGCGCAAATCTTTATTCAATAAGATTAAAGCTGGCACTAAGGGTGGCGACCCAGGGGAATGGTCTGCCCGTAAAGCACAGCTACTAGCATCTGAGTACAAGAAAGCTGGCGGAGGCTACAAGTAATGGCTCTAGCTAAGTCTCAGAAGTCCCTTAAGAACTGGACTGACCAGAAGTGGAAAACCTCCGACGGTAAACCGTCTAAGGGTAAAAAACGCTATCTACCTGAGAAAGCTTGGGCTGAGTTATCGCCTGCAGAAAAGGCCGCTACTAATAAAGCTAAGGCCGCTGGAAATAAAAAAGGCAAACAGTTTGTAGCTCAACCTAAGAAGATTGCTGAAAAAGCAGCAAAGCACAGGAAGTCATAATGGCAGAAACTAAGAAGTTTGGCCCATACAAGGGGTCTAAGGCTAATGGTGGTAGGCCTATCTATGTCTATAAGACTAAGAACGCTAAAGGCGAATGGGTAACCACATCCAAGAATAAGGCTCGTGCAGACTACGAGGCTAAGAATGGTAAGTTGCCTAGAGACACAGATGTTGACCACAAGGACAACAACAAAAAGAACGACTCTAAGAGTAATCTAAGAGCTCTAAAGCACGGTAAAAACACGGCTAAAGAGAACAAACGACGGGTAGGAAAGAAGTAATGGCTAAAAATCCTAAATTAGTAAGAGCAGCTGCAAAAACAAACGCAAAACAAGCAAAAATGGAAGTTTCTAATCCTTTACAGTACAACAACGTAGGCATGGGTAAAGCGCCCAAAGGCCAAACAAAAGCAGCCAAGCTTTTTATGAAGACTATGTCGTCAGATAAAAAAGGCTACGTAGCTAAGCAAGTAGACAAAGCAGTTACTAAAACTGCAAAGAAGATGAAAAAAGGCGGAAAGTAATGTCAGATTGCGGTTGCGGCCACTGTGGCTGTGGAAAGAAGGAAGACAATGGCGGAGAAGCCTAAGAAACCAATGAAACCAATCAAGAATCTTAAGCCAATTACGGCTCAAGTTAAAATGCCTAACATGGCTAAATACAACACCAAAGGAAAGAAGAAGTAAATGGCAGGAAAACCAGCATTCCTAAAGGGTAAGTACACTGAGGAAAAAGACAAGAAAAAAGACGCAGCTATGACTAAGAACTTGACCCCAGAGCAGAAGAAGCGCTTTGAGAAGATGGACAAGGCTCATGGAGACAAGAAGAAGCCTAAGACCATGAAGGAAGACAAGAAGATGGATTCCAAGATTATTAAGAAAGTAACTAAAGGAAAGAAGAAGTAATGCCACTAGCAGCTAAAGGCTCAAAAGCCTCTATGAACAAAAAAATGGGTGCAGACAAGACTTACAACCCAGCAAAAAGCAACGTAGCAAAGAACGCCAAGAAGACTCTTAGCACTGCAAAGGGCTATGGCAAGGCTGGTGGAGGAATCTCTACAGCTGCCTCTAAAGCTCTTGGTGAAAAGGGCCTAGAAAAGGGAATGCAGAAAGCCGAAAGCCGCATGAAAAAGGCAGCTATGGCGAAAAAGAAGTAATCTCCCAACACAAACATTTATAGATTAACCCTGCGAATAGCAGGGTTTTTCTTTACCCTAGAGGAGTAGGTATCCGTGCGGAGCCTACCTAGCTACTGCTAGACCTGCGTACCTCTGATTGGGGATTTGCCGTGCCTTCAAAAGACTGGAAGCCGTGGTGGGAAAAGACCTTTGACACACCACAGGAAAGAGACGAGTTCATCCGTGGACTGTCTGGGGCTACACCTAGCTCTAATAAGTCTTCAGGAATTCTACTGGCTTTAATAGCAGGCTACGTAGGCGGTAAAGCATCCCAATTCAAAGGTAAGAAGTGGCAGTAACTACCCTAGTAAAGTTAGCTGAATTATCAGCAGATGACACCGCCAAGTTCATAACCGAGGACGTTAAAGAACTTGCTACTAAGCACGGCTGGGATGCTACATCCGTTAACGGTGTAGCCGTCAAATACTCTGACTCTGAATTCTCTTTTGACATCTCTCCTGAAACGGAGAACTCTGTCATGCGCCTAGAATACGGCACTGAAACAGTGGCCCCCACAGCAGTTTTTCGTAAGTACGGCTCTAATACCAAAGAGGCTGAAAAGGTATTCATCAAAGGCCTTGAAAAGAGAGTAGGGATTTCCCTATGACTTTTTTACTTTCTGAAGACAAGGCTCTACGGGAGCTTATCCAGGGTGTTGAAGTTAGCGACCAAAAAGCAGACAACTCCTTGGCTCCGCGTCAGGTAGGCGTGTGGTTTGGACAGCCTGACCAAGAGTTGCGAAACCAGAACTACCCTTACGTAACTATTCAGATGATTGACGTTGCTAGAGACACCACTAGAGAAATGCGCGGTAAAACAAGCGCAGAGTACCTACGAAACGACACTGTCGGTGAAAATGACGAGTTTATTACTGATAGGCCGATTCCTGTAAATATTGACTATCAGATAACCACCTACTCTCGCCACCCTAGGCATGACAGAGAGCTTTTGGCAAAAATACTGTATGACAGATTGCCATTTAGATTTGGTACGTTGAACTGCGACGACAATACTGTTCGTCGTTTAGACGTGCTAGACGTCACAAAACGTGATGTTACCGAGCAAGCAAAGCGCCTGTTCGTCAATGTATTCACTGTACGTGTTTCTAGCGAAATACTGCAGAGTGTACTGACAAAACTATACCCAGTATCAGAAGTGCACATTGATTCTCCAACGGAAGAAAATTCCAATGGTGGACCAAGAAATCCCCAGTATGTGGGGATAGGCAGTGTAATTATCTCGGAACAAGTCGGAACCCCTTCTTAATAACCCCCCTAGTTAGGAGAAACAAAAATGGCTACTTATGGTCGTCCAGGCGTTTACATTAGTGAGCGTCTTCTCCCTGCGCCTATCACCGTTCTAGGTACCGCAAATGCTGCTGGTGCTGTAATTGGTGAGTTTGCTCAGGGACCAGAAACCGTGACTTTGGTCACATCTTGGTACGATTTTGTAAAGCAGTTTGGTGGCTACAACGCAGCCTACCCAGCTACTTACGGAATTGGACTATTCTTTAAAAACGGTGGAAGCGAGCTGTATGTTAAGCGCGTTCTATCCGATGATGCCGAAGCCGCTTCTATTACAGTGCCTTCAAGCGTAGAAGAAGCTGACGATGTAGCAGTAATTACTGCTAAAAACAGAGGTGAAGACGGCAACAGCATCAACGTAACTTTTAGCCCAGCTAATATTGATGGTCTTTGGAACCTTCTTGTTTCCAAGGAAACTGTAGCTGGTACAGCCGCAGACACTACCAACGACGTTGTTCTAGAAAGCTACATTAACTTAGAGCTTAATGACTCACTTTCTAGTGACTTTATTGAGAACGTAGTAAATCAGTCCTCTAAGTACATTTCTGTAGTAGTTTCCGAAGACAACAACGCTCTGCCAGTTGTTACCACTCTACCGCTAACTGGTGGAGACAACGGTTCCGCTCCAAATGGAGACGATTACATTCAGGTCGTAGAAGAGTTCAGCACTGCTAACAGGCCTCTAGTGCTATTCTCCCCAGAAATTAACACTAACGTCAGACTTGCTAACCCTGTAGAAGACGAGCCAAACGTAGGTTCGATTTACGATGCTTGGATTTCATGGGCGCAGAATAACGATGGATTTGTAATCCTCGATACTGAGCCTGACACCAGTGTTAATGATGCCGTAAGCCTAGCCTCTGTTAGACAAAGCTCAACAAACGCGGCCATGTATTATCCAAATATCTTGATTACTGACCCGCTAGGTAGAAGCCCGTCTTCTCTCCGTAAGGTTGGTCCAGCTGGTGCAGTTGCAGGCCTATACCTGCGCACTGACAAGCAGATTGGTCCTTTTAAGTCACCTGCTGGAGTAACCGCGGCAGTTAGTGGCGCTGTTGCGATTGAGGCAGCCTTCACTACACAAGAGCTAGACGTTCTAAACTCTAGTGCAAGCCCTATTAACGCTATCCGTGCCCTACCAGGTGCGGGAGTAGTCGTTATGGGTGCTCGTACACTAAAGAATGATGGAACTGCAAATAAGTATGTAAATACTCGCCGTTCCCTAATCTTTATCAAGAAGAGCTTGACTGATTTGACTGAGTTTGCCCTATTTGAGAACAATGACGAAAAGCTATGGGCGAGACTTCGCTCCGCAATCTCGGTGTTCTTGGGTGGCTACCAGAACCAAGGTGGTCTAAGAGGAGCAACTCCTGCAGAAGCTTTCTACGTAAAGTGTGACGCAGAAAACAACCCAGACGAAAGCATTGCAAGTGGTGAAGTTAACATTGAAGTTGGTGTTGCACTTCAGTACCCAGCAGAGTTTGTCGTAATCAACCTAAGTCAAAAGACGTCTGAGTAATCTAAGGAGATACTAAACAATGGCTACTATTATCAACAATAGGTCAGTACTAGAGACTGACCCAATCAGAAATTTTAGATTTCTGGTTACATTCAAGCCACATGACACCGCAGGGTCTGCTTCTTGGTACGACTCAAAGGTCACTCTTGGCTTTACCTCTGTTTCGGGACTGTCAGTAACTACTGACTCTATCCCTTACCGTGAGGGTGGCTACAACACCACAGTCCACCAGATTCCTGGCCAGACTACATTTGCACCAATTACCCTACAGCGCGGAGTTATTCTTAACACCAAGCAGAACTGGCAGTGGATGAGAACCTTGTTCGCTACCGTTCAGGGTGGTGCAGCAAACGTTCAGGGAAAGTCCTTCCGTGCTGACCTAGAGATTGAGGTACTAAGCCACCCAATTCCTGGTTCCGCTGGTGGAACTACCGCAGGAACTGGCGGTGTAGCTAAGGATGACCACGTGTCTATGAGGTTTAACGTGTACAACTGCTGGATTACTTCAGTATCGTACTCTGACCTAAACGCAGGTGACAACGCAATCTTTGTTGAGCAGGCAACTCTTGTTCACGAAGGTTTTGATGTTAACTGGGCACCAAACCTAACCGATAGTGCTCCAAAATTTAACTAATAAAAGGAATAAATATGGAAAACCAAACGATTAACGCAGCAACTAACCCTGGCCTAGCAAACAAACTTGCGGCCGAGGCTGTTTCTCAAAAAACCGAAGCACCAGAACCAGCAAAAATTAAACTTCCTGTAGATGTTCTTGTAGACCTTCCTGGAGGGTACATGTCTCCCTCTGGGGAGGTTTACAGAACCGCTGAAGTTAGGGAACTAACAGGAAAAGACGAAGAAGTTATTGTCAAGGCGGCTAATATGCCTAAAGCTTTGGCACTAGCTCTATCTAGAGGAACTGTAAAAATTGGGGATGTTGAAGCTACTGAAGAAGTCTTAGACAAGATTTTGGCAGCAGACCGAGACGCAATTATGCTTGGAATATACCGAGCAACTTTCGGTGACACCGCTGAATTTGGGGCTTATTGCATGGGGTGTAAAGACTCTAAAACTGCGGAGATTAATCTTCTAGAAGACATAAAGGTAAAGGTTTTACTAGACCCTCTAGAAGACAGGGCTTTTAAGGTTCAAGGAAAGTCTAAAGAGTATCTTGTACGACTTCCTGAAGGAAAAGCTCAACGAGAACTAGCTAATAACTTAGACAAAACGTCCTCTGAATTAGATTCAGTTCTTTTGGACTACTGTTTGGTGGAAATAGACGGCAAACAAGTATTTGGTAAAAATCAAGTACAAGCTATTGGCTTAGCTGATAGACGTCTTATTTTAAGTGAAATTATCAACAGAAACCCTGGACCACAATTTAACGATGTCAAAATTACCTGCCCTGATTGTGGCGGAGAGGTGGTAGTTCCGATTAGTCTCGGGACTCTATTTCAGTTCTAATTTAGCATCATATATGCAGTTGATGAGTCAGTGGACAGCATTAACTGTTAGTTACACGGGTTGGTCTTTAGAAGAAATTCGAAGACTTACTCCAAGAGAAAGAAAGAATTGGCTAGAAATAGCCAGAGAATACGGATTGGTGGTGAAGAAGTAATATGGCTAATAGTTTAACCGTGTTAATGCAAGACGTCAAAAAACTTCTTGGCCTACTTAACCAAGTAGATGGATTCGTTAAAGGCGGAGGAGTAACTGGCGGCGGTAACATGCTGTCAGGGTCTTTGGCGGGTATCTCTACTGTTGCTTCTGGCGCGGGTTCTCGCATTCAAACTGCTGGTAGCCTAATTGGCATCGGTACAACAGCCGCAGCAGGATTTGCTGGCGGCGTGTCCTCAATGATGCCTGACGTAGCGCTGACTATTGGCCGTCAGGCTGCCCTTTACGGCGCTGGGGTATCCAGCGGTGGGCTAATGGGCACCGCCATGCTAGACCGTAATACGCGGCTAGGTCTAGGTCAATTCCAAACTAGTGCAGGGGCTTCTTCAAGAGTCGCAGCTATGCTTACTGGGCGAGGTATGGCTCCAACTAGTGCTGCGTTTACGCGGACGGTTGCTTCTACAGCTAATGCTGCCAAGTACTTAAACATGCCAAACGAAGTTGCCGCTTCCGCTTTTGAGGGGCTAACTTCTGGTGCTACATCTTCCATGATGATGAGAAATTACGGAATTTACACTGGAAATCCCGTAACTGGACAAGCTCTGGGTCAAAAAGAAATTTTTGAACAGCTCTATCAAAGATTTCTTGGCGGTAGAAGTACCAACGTAGAAAGAACCATGGAGTCCTTGCGTAGAGGAAACCTTGGGGCAAATATCCGTGCTTCGGGACTTGACGAGGCACAACAAGGATTGCTTTCTCAGTATTTTATTGACCGTGCTCGTGGCATCAACGTAGACTACTCTGACGATAAGTCAGTTCAAGCAGCAGTGGACCGTAATAAGGCCGAGGGCATCGTAAACCCAATGCTTGACCCAATGAAGCTTAGCTCTAGACAAGACGAGCTTATGAGCCTTGCTACTGAGCCGTATCTACAAGGACTTAAAACTTCTACAGATTTGCTAATGCAACTTAGTGATGTAGTAGAGGACCAGTTAATCCCAAGTTTTGGTGCTCTCAAGTCAACCCTTGACAATTTTATGGGTAATAACATGGGTGCAGGAGCAGTTACTGCTGGTGCCGCATTACTAGGTGGGGGACTTGCTGGAGCTGGGGTACTGGCGGGTGCTGGAGTTGGTCCTAGAGGTGGAAAAAGCCCAAAGTCTAGTGGTAAAGGTAACTTTAAAGGCGGTATGGGAATCCGAGCTGGTGGCCCTCTAGGAGCCGCGGCTATGCTGGGCGGTCAGGCCATGGGTGGACTAGGTGGCGACCTGCTTTCTGGTGCTGGAACAGGCGCTATGTTTGGTTCTTTTGCTGGTCCAAAAGGAATGCTAATTGGTGCCGCTATTGGTGCGTTAATTAGCGGTGGAGCCAGTATTCTAAGCGGCAGCCTTGCTCCTAAGGCTCCAGGTAAGGGTGGTGGCGGAAACATTGACCCAGGACCTCAGGGGAATAGTTGGACGGGTGCGTATGGGGAGCGACGCCCATATGGAATCCACGACGGTGTAGACATTGCGATGGCTGTTGGAACTCCACTAAAAGCCGTAATGGACGGAGTTGTTTCCTATGCAGGTAGCGGAAGCGGCAGCCGCTCAAGAGGACTTTACATAACAATTGAGCATGAGAATGGGTACAGAACGCTGTACGCCCATTTAAGTAAGTTTTTTGTTAAAAAAGGTGATGCTGTTTCTAAAGGACAACTAGTAGCACTCAGTGGTAATAGTGGTTTTTCAACTGGTCCTCACTTGCACTTTAGCTTATACAAAAATGGAACCCACATTAATCCAGGTCAGTTTGTAAATGACGGGCTCTACGGTGGGGCAGGAGTGTCTGTACCTCAAGGTGGATACACAGCATCAACTGGTGAGCAAAACATCAACAGCGGAATGACCGCAGGAATTTCTACCTCAAATTTTGCGTCTGTAATTAACCAATTTATGTCTGGCGGCTCTTCAGGTATCTCATTGGGCTCAAGCGCCATGTCTATTCTTGGTTCTGTACTGGGCGGAGCAAGCGGCTCATTTGGAAGCATTGCGTCAAACTCATCTGGTGTAAATCTTCCAGAACCTATTGGCAATACCTCTTCAGGAATGATGGGGACAGACTTAAACGCGCTTTTGAACTCTGGAGAATCTTCTGGGGTTGGAGGCGGGTATGAGCCACAGGGATTATCTGAAGGAACCAATCTTTCTAGCGCCATTTCACGCTCAAACTCTGGGTCAATATCTTCCAATGGTCGTTCAGGAGTGTACAAGCCCCAAGTAACGATAAACGTAAACATAGCTCGTGCGTCAGAAAGTGAAGCTAAGCGATTTGCCAAGATGGTTAAAGACGAACTAGAAGAAGACAGAATGTTAGACAGAATTGGTGGTAAGTAATGCCCAACATAAGGCCCCTTCCTGTATTCCCTGGAATTACTGAAAAATCTGCTAAGACTTTAAAAGAAAAAGTTAGCGCTAGCGTTCAGTCTGTTTCACCTGCAGCAAAAGCAAACACTAAAATTAAACGTTTAAATGAGCAGATAGCCGCGCTAAAAAAGAATCTGCAAACTTCCTTAACTAGATTGGGGGAGATTACTAAAATATTAGAAAAACCACCACTACAGGTTCTTTGGGGTGTTATATACGTTAATAGGTATTACATTCCTTGGCTTCCCGAAGGAAAAGACTTAGCTACACCAACTGAGGCTAAAAAAGTCAAACAAGACCTAATTGCTAGTATTGCAGAAACTAGAGAAAATATTAGAAAGCTAGAGGGAGCATTAAATAGCTCCTCTAAACAGCAAGAGCAGCAACAGAAAAACGGCAATAAAGGCAATAGAGGCAATAGAGGCAATAAGGAAGACGTTAGCGGAGGACCGCCGTCTTCTGACCCCGCTAATACAGCTATTGAGTACAACGTAAGCTCAGTTAAAGAAGCCTACTTCACTAGTAAACAGGACACCCTAGACACCGCAAAACTTTTTGCTGGAAATACTCCTGCAAAAGTTACTCAAGCTATGGACCTGTGGAAAGCGGGAGTATCAAGTAAGGGAATGATTGTTACCCACATTCCTCCTGGCCCTAAACCTGCTCAGTATATGGATAGTAATGGTAATTGGGCTGTTCCTGGTGATGCTTCCTCTATAAAACGTTCAGGGTTTCAATTCTTGTACAACCCTACAACTATAGGCATGACCTACGGCGGGGTTCCCCCAGTTGACATCACTATGTCCACTTCTGGTCTGGAAGACTACACGCTTCAAGCCCCCAGCATTTATCAATCCGCAATTAATTTTGAAATATTAATTAATAGAATGCACGATTTAGAGTACATAGGGGAAAACGGCACAATAAAGGGAGGCTTAAGAGCTTCTGATTTGTGGGTAGGAAATATTCCAGATACTAAAACTTTAAATCGTATTTACAATAAAGGAACAATGTACGACATAGAGTTTTTGCTAAAGACTATGTTTGCCGTAGACCCATTCCCGAGTTTACTCCGCGGAAGAACCACAGACATTGGTTTCTTAGGCCCATCTCCCGTAGAACTGCACTTAGGAAAAAAACTACGGTATGTAGTAATGGTTGACAGCATAACTGTAGACCACGTTATTTTTAACAGTCAAATGGTGCCGATGTTTAGCACAGTACGTGTTTCCACACGCAGAATTCCAGACTACAGGCCAGGAAAGGTTTCAAATGCTTCTTAGGAGTTGGTTTTAATGATTTTTACAGATAGTAGATACGCTTCTGGTATTTTGACTAAGTCGTATGACGCAAGAAAGCAGTCCTACGGAGTTACTGTTTTTCGCCAATTTACCGAAGACTCTTCGTCTTTCTTTTACTACACGTGGACTCAAAAAGACAGGATAGATTTAGTAGCAGCTGAGCTATTAAACGACCCAAATCTTTGGTGGTTAATTATGGATTACAATCCAGAAATTTCAAACCCATTTGATATTCCCCTAGGAACTGTGCTAAGGATACCTGGTGAGTAAAGAACCTATTATTGGAAAATCTAGGCGCTCCTCTCCCTTTAGTGTTCAATTTCCGACATTGCCTTCTATAAAGGCGCAACCTCAGACCGTCATGTTAAAGCAAAAGCAAAAGAAACATGACGTATTAATTATTGAATATCCTGCAACTAGCTTTAAAAACGCAAGAGTTTTAAAAACAGGTGTTCCTGTTAAGTTTGTCTGGAGACAGGGTTCTCGAAAAGCTGAGTGGCTTGGATATGTCACTTCTGTTTCTAGAAAATCTTCTTCTCAATTTTTGCAGCCTATGAAAGTTTACTGCGTTGGTGCTTCGTTTGTACTAAAACAAACTAAAACTAAAACGTACAAAAATAAAACTGTATCTGAAGTTGCTGCAGTAATTGCTAAAGAAAATAATCTTAGATTTGTCGGAGATAGGGATAAAAGAAGATTTAATCAGCTAGCTATTTCTGGGCACAGTCAGTGGGAATGGTTACAAGAGCAGGCTAATCGTGTAGGTTACGTGGCTTATGCCCAAGGAACTAACTTAGTGTTTAAGTCAATAGACAAGATAATTGACGAAAAATCTTTAGATGCGCCAATTTTTCAATTGTGGAGTCCGTACATACCAAGAACACCCCAAGGATTAGACAGAACTTTGGATTCTATAGAGGTGTTGGTTGGAGAAAACAACGAAGGCGATTACCCCACAAGGGCTGTAAAACAAACTGGTGGAGTAGACCCTGTAAAAGGAACATCATTTACTAATAAAAAGTCACCTTCAAGGTCAGGAAAGTCTGTTAGAGAAAGTGTTGCAGATACGCTGTTTGATGAGCTTAATAGTGACCAAGTAGTTAGCAGTAAAGCTGACTCTAGAGCAGCTTCGTCAGGAGCAGCTGAACTTGCAAGGTTTAATATACCAGCTAAAGTTATTGGGCAGGGAGACCCTCGAATACACCCGTATCAAATGATAGAAATACAGGGCTCAGGAAATGACACTGATGGCCACTGGATTGTGCGGGAAGCTACGCACAAGTTTCTTTATGGAGGTTACTACACTATAGAAATGATTGTAGCTACTGACGGTCTTGGAAAAAATACCAGAAAAACTAGAAACTCTTCCAGAAATAGAGCTATAGACCCATTTAGGTCAGAGACTGTAAAGAGCGCAATTGATGTTGAGTACTTACTTAACAAAAACAAACGCCCTTTTAATTCTCGAGGAAATGACTCTTCAGTAAACCTAGCTGTAGAGCTAAACAGGACAGGAAATCCTTTTTCAATAGGAAATTCCAGGGAAACTAGCTCGGCTAGACTTTCTGCTAATAAGCCACTGTTAACAAATGTTGAAAACCAAGGGTATTTACGAACACCAACTGTTTGGAAAACTAAGGCCCCAACCTCAAGAAATCCAAGAAAAGCTAGTTAATTTTAAAGGAGTCTAATGTCAAAATCACCCGTGTATGAAATGGCCATAAGCTTGCCATTTAAAATAGATAACTTTGGCGGAGTTGCTGTGACCATGTCCCAAGAGAAAATTTGGGCTGATAGGGTACGTAGCGCTATTGGTACCCAGTTAAAAGAGCGTGTATTTAGGGCTGATTACGGCACCACTATCCCAGTGACGCTATTTGAGGACACCGACTTGATGACCGCAACCATTGAAGAAGAGGTGGAAAGAGCCTTTATTGAGTACCTTCCTACCCTACAATTAGATGTAGTAGAGGCCACGTACGACAGGTCTCAGGACACTATATTTGCTGAAGTAGGCTACTTTCTGCCAAATAAAGACCAAACGTCTGTTGTAATCGGTATTGCCAGACTTTCTACTACTAGACCAATTGATGAGGAACTACTATGACAGCCCCAGTAAGCAACATTCCCGTATCGGTAGATTACACTTCTAGGGATTACTACGCTCTGCGTGAGGACTTAATTAACCTCGTAAAAGCAAGGGTAAACTCAGGCTCCTCCAAACAATGGTCTGGGGAAGACCCTTCAGACTTTGGTCTAGCGTTGGTTGAGGCATTTGCCTACATCGGTGACTTGACAAACTATTACATTGACAGAATTGCAAACGAAACCTACTTACCTACAGCTACTCAGCGAAAAAACATCTTAAATATCGCAAGACTGTACGGATATGCCCCTACTGGTTTTAGAGCTTCTCAACTACAAGTTGAGTTTACTAACTCATACACTACAGACGTAACAAACGCTGTTGGAAACGGAACCCTTATAACTTATACTGCTGCTAATGACTTTGTAGTGGGAGATGTAGTAACGATTTCCGCAGTTAATCCTTCTGGGTTTAATTTAAGTAACAAAGAAGTAGTGTCTTGCACCCCAACAAGTTTTGCTGTAAGCAGCACTTTTAGTGGAGCTTACGTTAGTGATGGTGTTGTTGGCAAGGCTATATCAATACCTGCAGGAACCCAAGTAAGTGGCTCAGTCATTAAAGATGACGTAGTAGAAGAAGTTGTGTTTACTACACTAGAAACAGTAGAAATCCCAGCTTCTTTAGAAAATTCTGTGGGGTCTGTCTTGGCTTGGGCAAAAAATGGAGAAGACATTCGCTTAAGGCCAGGTAACGAAGCTCAAAATGAATTAGACATTGCTGGTGAACTTATTGGTACGTCAAATGGATTTGCTAATCAAACTTACATTCTTACTGAAAACGAAGTAGTAACTGAAGATATAGAGGTGTATGTTGAGGCGGGAGACCTTTATGAGCCTTGGCAGCAAGTTACCAATCTAATTGACTACGGTCCGACCGACGCAGTGTTCCGTACTGAATTAGACGAAAACAACTTTGTTTCTATCATTTTTGGTGACGGTATCTCGGGCGCTATACCAAACACTATGTCTGGAATTAAAGCAGTTTACTATGTTGGGGGAGGAACTATAGGAAACGTTTCTGCGGGAACTATTGACACAATTGACTACATTCCTAACTTAACATCCGTACAACTAAACTCATTATCTGAATTTGTTTCTGTTGGCAATCCAGGAACTGTAGGTGTTGGCGGCTCAGAGCCTGAAGATAACTTTAGTATTAGAACTAACGCTGCTCTTGCAGTTCGCTCTAATAACAGGGTTGTTAGTTTTCAGGATTACGAATCATTGGCTTTATTTGTAGAAAATTGCGGAAAAGCCAACGCAACGGCAGCGGTATGGACATCAGTAACCCTATATGTTGCACCTATCAGGAACCAAGGAGATTTAGATAAATTCCCTGGCTTTGATGGTGCTAATGATGAAGTGACTTCAGAATGGAACGCTCTACGAGACAATGTACTAGAGTATTTTGAAGGAAAAACTCTAATTGGTGCATCTCTTCAAGTATCTCCCCCAACGTATTCCCCAGTGTCTATTGACGTAGTGTTTACTAAAAATGACAACTACACCTCTGAGCAAGCTGAAGACGATATTAAAAAAGCTTTGGTTACTACTTTTGGGTACGCAAACTTAGACTTTGAGCAAACAATTACCCCAGAACTAGTTGAAAGTGTTCTAATTGGTCTTCCAAGTATAAAAACCTCTAGAGTAACTAACCTATACAAAACTGGTCAGACTCCTAAAAGAGCAGCCCTTATAGGTTCCCCAGCTGAAATATTTGTATTTTTAGAATCAGATATTGATGTTTTAGAGTCCTCTAACGACGCTCAGTTGTCTGCGCTAACCGCATCTAGCGGAACCCTAAGCCCTGTGTTTAACAGCGACTTTTACGCCTACAACTTGGTAGGAGTTAGCGCCTCAACTGTCACGCTAACTCCTGTAGGAGCTGCAGGTTCGACAATAACCGTTAACGGAGTCTCTGCTGCTACACCTGTTACTCTAGGTGCTGTAGGAAGCACCACTACTGTTTCAATTGCAGTTATTGCTCCTGATGGAACTACTGTTCGAGTGTACACCGTATCTATCTTTAGAGTCGCTCCGTAATGAAAGACGACTCTGGTAACAGGAGATTTTACGGGGTATACAGAGGTACAGTAACTAACGTAAAAGACCCAGAAAACAAGAAGAGAATCAAGGCTAGGGTACCCCAAGTATTGGGTGATGGAACCACGGACTGGATGTGGTGTAGCGACTACTCTGCGCAGAGCGCTGTTCCGCCGTCGATTGGTCAAGGTATTTGGGTAATGTTTGAGGGAGGAGACCCCTCTTTCCCTGTATGGACTGGTACTTTCGGTACGCATAAAGGCACTGGACACCAGGTAAATATACGGCCATTAAATACTGGGTCTTATCCATCTACGGTTAAGCTTAGGTCTACTGGTTCTGGGGCCAAAGAGCTTGATTTAATCGCTACGGTAATAGCTATAGCAAAAACGGTGGAAGATATACGCCTGTCTTTAAACTCTCATGGTGGTGGCGAGTTTGAATCGCCCCCTACAGACGTACAAAACTATTAGTTCACCAAATAATTACCCTGTAAAACAGCGAAAATAGAACTATATTTAGGAGATTTAATGCCATCTAACTACCCTTCCAGCATCAAGGTCTGGTCACCAACCGATGCGGGATTTAACTATCCAGAAGATTTAAAAGAGGTTGTTTACGCTCGCCACGTTACTACTATTTACGATGAAGTAACTGCTGTTCAGCAAGAATTAGGCGCAGGCTCTGGAGGACTAAAGACCAGTGTTATTGACAGTCTTTCTCCTTTTGACCCACTTACTAGCGGAAAAACTTGGCCAAATCTTAGGACAAGACTATTCAACATGGAACAAGGGGCTATTGACGGCTCCCTTAAGCGCGTAAGCATTTTAGGTGGGTCAACTATTACCCCATCTTCAGCTTCTACTGTAGGATTAACTGTTCGAGCTGCAACTGTACAAACGGCAAACTTAATTGAAATTAGAAACACAAGTAACGTTGTCAGAACCGCCTTTGGTTCTGATGGTCTAATCTCAGGAGTAATTGACGGCGGCAACGCTTAAGGAGAATTAAATGGGACTCTATAACGTTGCGGGGTACGATTCTGGTGATATTTACGGAGATATTCCAAAACTCCAGTACTACTCAGAACCTTTTAGGTCGATAGCAGTTAGCTATACCCAAATTGAACTTACTTGGGTAATTCCTTCTGGTGACTTTTTTGAACTGAGAGTAGTAAGAAGTACCGATGGATTTCCAGAAACTTCTGAAGACGGCGCTGTAGTCTATTCGTGGAACGTAACTACTGCAGGAGTTCTAGAGTCTAGTTTCTTAGACGGAGAAGACTCCTCAATACCACTAGTTCCTGGAAGATTTACTTATTACAGGATTTGGCTAAAAAATGCGCTTGGTAATTGGGTAATTGCTGCAGACTCGTACACCCTGCTACCAATCAATCACACTACGTATTCCCCTGATGGAACAGCGCTAGTAACAACCAAAAATAAACTTCTTGAAGTGCTTCCTAAAGTATTTACTACGGCTTCTCAGTCTCCTTTGGATGAGATTGACCCTAACTCTGATTTAGCTAAGTTTTTAGAAGGACCAGCATTTGAATTAGATAGAATGCTAACTTATGCTGAGCTACTTCTTCCCCTAGAAAGTAACAGGCTAGTTGGCCCTGAGATATTGTTGCTTCAAAGTTTGCAGCTAGGAGTTCCACTAGAGCCCTACTTAGCAACTAAACAGCAAAGACGCCTAACCCGTGAAGCTCTGTACATCTATCAAAACAAAGGAACTTACGCTGGTTTAGAGGCGTTTGTAGAAAGTTTTACTGGATTTGCTCCCGACATTTCTCCCTCCCCAAACCTAGTTCTAAGTCCACAAGACAGCAGCTTTACTGGTGGATTTGGTTTTTGGAGACCTGTAGGAGACGCAACCCTTGACCTAGAAACTACAGTACCAGGGGTTGGTCCAGAGGTAGAGCCGTATGTAGACGATTACAGATATGTAGCAAAAATTACTGCAAACGAAGTTGGCGCAAGAATCATAAATGGAACTGACGACCCTATTAGACAAGGAACTCCAGTAAAAGCTGGAGAAGCTTATGTATTTTCTGGATACGGTAAGGCTGCAGACGAAACCACTATGGGCGTATCTGCCTACGCTCTTTGGTACAACTACAAAGGCGAGTTAATCGACATAGACCCACCAAGAACGTTTGTTCAAACTCCACAATCTGTTACAGACGAGTGGACTCGGTTTGAATTTGTTGGAAGAGCTCCTGGCGTAGTTCGTGACGTTTCTGCATACAGTATCGAAGACGGGATAATTACTTTATTTTTGTCTACTTTGAACGTCATGGTTAGAGGCGAAACCATCATTGTTGATGGGGTCAGTGATGACGTAGATGGGATTTACCAAATTGAAGGTGCTGGGGACATTACGGAAATTCCAGAAGGCGGAATTGCTGGTCTTTTAGGTTCTAATTTAAACCAAATTTACCTAGCAACTAGCTTACCCGATACTCCTACCACAGAAGTAAGCGGAACTATTACTGAAGCAACCCCTGATGTTGGACCTACAACGTACGTCATTATGGCTGGAGAAATTGTAGACGGTGAGGCCACTGTAACGTTTGCTCTTCCTCACGATTTAGTTGTTGGAGACAAAATCGTAATTCAAGCTATGAGCTCGTACTTTAGCTACGGACTGCACACTATAACTGGTGTTGGAGTAAACACTGTAGAATTTAGCATTTTTGAACCGTTTACTGGAGAGCCTGCAGTAGACGTTAGTGAGTCTTTTCCTGTAACTGGAGTTCCTTATGGAGGTGCTGTAAAAATTATTCCAGGGACTGGGACACCACTTGAGCCTGCAGTTTACGGTGGGTTTGAGCTCGTGTGTGCGACCACTGGAACACTGTACCTAGACCTATTCCAAATGGCGTCGTTCACTGTACAGGAATTTCACGAAGCTCGCGGTGTAGAGATGTTCTTAAACCCTACAAAAACTAACTATTTAAGGAACCCTGGATTCAACCCTACAACGCTAGCATTAACTTGGTCAATTGCGGCCCAAGATTATCAGAGTGTAGATAGAACAGACGAGCCTCTTGAACTGCTAGAAGACGGTTACTCTTTAGAAGTAGAGACTCTAAACTGCGTGCCCACTTACCTTATGACTGCATACTCAGTTTCTGATGGAGTTGCTGAAGTAACTATAGGAACAAACGAACTTAGCGCTGGAGATGTGGTCCTAATTACGGGAGCAGGTCTGCAACCTGTTTACGGACAGCACCTAGTGCTCGCAGCTACTCCTACCACAGTTAGTTTTGCCCTAGAGTTACCAGACATTCCGACTACTCCAGCAGTAGCTGCAGTAACGCATCTTAAGTACGTAATGGTCGGATACTTGGTTAATAACAATATTGCTACAGTTACGTTTACTGGTCCACACGGCATTGAAGAAGGTCAAATTGTTGACATTTCAGGTTTTGTTTCTAGCCCTATTTTGGGACAGCATTTAGTTACGGATATTGGCGCTAGCACTATTAGCTTTGCTTTTCAGGCCCCTAACAGTACTACAGTACCGTTAACTGCGGCAGTTACGGCGCTAACAACGGTCTCTACTAACTCGACCATTATTGGCTCTGGAAAGTTTGTCAGCGCATCTTTTTACGCAAAAACTCTTGAGGAAAACTCTGAAGAAACCTTCACAGTAGTTATATCCGCAGTAAACCTGTTAACACAACAGCCTGTATTTTCAACATCATTTCAAATAGAGGTTACCAATGAATTACAGCGATTTAACAAAGAGCTATTTGTTTCTAAAGTAGAGCCTGAAATTTATATAATAAATCTGACAATAGCTGGAAATACTAAGGGAAATACCGTGTACTTTGACAGAGCTGTAGTAGAGAATTCTTTTACTCCTACAGATTACTTTGATGGGGATTTCCCAGCTTCTTACGGAGCTGTTTGGGAATCTATCCCGTTTGCCTCTGCTTCTCACTTGTACCCAAACCTTGCCATAAAAATGACTAGATTAAAACAAGAGCTGGAAAAGTATCTTCCAATTAATACTTCGTTCTTGGTTCAATGGCATGGCGGCGGAATAGCCAAACCTTCAATTTAGTGCTACTATCTAGCCATGGATACTTTAGCTCACGTAATAGTTGCAGGCCTTGGAGTCGCCTTTATATTAGCCACAATTGACGATTTGTTAGGTCGGTACTTCCCTACTAAATGGGTAAAGGTCGTCTTAACCCTCCCCCTTTCTCTGTTACTCGTTTCCCCTTTAGGTGCTTACACCTTTGGTCAGTTGGTCGTCTTGGGTATTGCGGCAGGATTTTTTTCACTCTCGGCTTTACTTTTAATCAATCGACCTGTTAGTATACAAACTTCACCACGACGGAGAATTTAAAAAAGGAGTAAGAGTGGGGCACTCAGACGAGCTACTACTGCTGTCGCTTTCTGCAAACGAAGCCCGCACGCTACTCGCACTCCGCCACCTTTCCGACCGTGACGGAAAAATTGTTGCCACGATGGAAGAGCTAGGCATACTTACCAAGTACAGCCGTGAAACTCTCCGTGTTGCCGTACGTAGTCTAGAAGACCGCGGCCTAATCACAACCAGACGTACCAAGAGAAACCTAGGTAAGTTGTACAAAAATGAGTACCAACTTATCCAAGAAAATCTGGCATCAGAAGACAAAAAGCAGGAAAATCTGGCATCACCTGCAGAGGTATTTGCACAGAAATTTCTGGCATCAACAGCTGGTACTGACGATATAGGAGTACCTAGTACCAATAGTAAGTCAATAGTATTAAATACTACGTATTTAATACCGAGCGAGGCTCGAGAGGAAGAATTCAAGGAGGTCAAATTGGTGAACAAATGGCAGGACGACGATGACCACATTGGCGGTTTCGGTTTACTTGATGGCGAGGTGCGGGCTTCACTGAAGCCAGTGCCAGTATCCAAGCGCAACCCCAAGACCAGATGGCAGAGACCACAGGATGACTGGACTCCAGCGGATGTCGCCACAGAGTTTTCCTATCGGATGTACCAGAAGATTAACAACGCCCCTGCGATGATTAACACCGCAGAGCTACGTGGTGCTTTAGCTGCTTACCGCAAGCGTTACAACACCAACGCCACTATCGAGATGTCCGTCATGGAGAAGTTCTTTGGTGATGCTAGAATTTGGACTGACGCAAAAAAGGCCCCGCACTTCGCTCACAAAATATTTCTTCGGTTGATGACTACGGAAACCGCTAATGTTATGGATGAGCTGGGTATGAACGAGCCAGTGTCAACAGAGCCAGCACGAAGCAACTACGTTTATGCTTCCGATGGGTCCAGATTTGACAACTCAATTCCAGGCCGTGTAGATTTACAGCGGTACGAGGAAAAACTACGGAGGGTAAAATGAGTTACGAACTTTCACAGCTAGACCCAATGAAGATGCATTGGCTACTTAGGACCTCAAATATTCCACGTCGTTTTATCGGAATGGATAGAGCAGACCTAGAGGCGCACGCTGGCTCCTTCCCAAAAATTATAGACAGCTGGCTAGAGCTTGTTATGGAAAAGCAAATCATTAAGCAAATTGGTGGGCTGGGAACTACGGGTACTGGGCTACTATTTGACGGTGCCCCAGGACTAGGAAAGACAACACATGCTGTTGTTGCTGCCACAGAGCTTTTAAGGTCACTACCAGACGAAGCTAAAGAGGCAAGAGAAATTTTAGGCTTTCGCGAACAGGACTACGGTATGCACTGCCGTCCTGTCTATTACATGACCTACCCCGAGTTTTTAGCCCGTAAAAAGGCAATGTTTGATGCTGACCCAGAGACCAAGAAAGAGATGTTTTTGGAGATGGAAGGCTTCCATGGAAGAGCCAAAGAAGACCACATGAACGTCCGTGTACTGGTCCTAGACGACCTTGGAAAGGAATATAAGGGGTCTGGGTTCAATGACGCCTCATTTGACGAAATCCTGCGTTCCAGATACGATAGAGCCCTACCAACAATTATTACTACAAACGTAATGCGTGATGATTGGGCTACGCAGTATGGTAAAGCTATGGGTAGTTTCGCCTTCGAAGCATTCAGAAGAGTTGAGATAATAGGAGAGGACAGGCGTAAAAAATGAGAGGTTTAGACATGGAAATTGACTGGAGAACAGTCCAGCTATTTTTAGATGACTCTGGTGTTTCTGAAGTAGAGATTGACGCCGAAGATTCTTCCAAAGTTAGATGCGACTGTAGGGCATTCTCTAAGTCATCACGCTGTAAGCACACGCGCTATGTTCGCGCAGAGATGCTTCGTAACGAAGGAAATTACGCCATAAAAGTTCCTATGGATATTTCTGACGAAGAGGCTTTAGATGCCATGTCTTCTTCCGCAACTTTTAGAGAGTTTATTCTTAAGTACGGTAAGGTAGAGGTAATTGATTAATGGCGATATCTCCAATGAGACGTCCCCAAGAATTATCGTAGTAATAGACGTAGTCGCTAACTCAGAAATTTTTGAAGAGAAAAAGATTCTCAGGACAATAGTTGAGAGAAAAGTTGTATCGCTAAACAATGTTGCGCTGTCAGAGCTTTGGACCGTGTCAAATAAGTACGGACTATCAGTAGAACTTGCTGGGTTTGCAGATGAGCTGTGGACACAGGGACACCTAGACAGCTTTATGGAAAGACTCGAAAGACGCGGTGGAAACCCATTTAATTACGCAGAACTATACAGCGATATAAATGAGTTCATTAGCGAGTTGCCTTACAGGACTAACCTAAAAGGCGTGGTAGATTTACGGGAGCGAATTGCAAGGTACGGTTCCTGGGGTATAGAATTAAATAATCTGTAATAGTAACGAGGGTAGAGGGTAGAATGGCGTATGACAATGAGCATCGGCTCGTCAGCAAAGTCGTAAAAGACAGAAACATAATTCCTGTTCTTGAGCAGGGAATCAAAGACGACTGGTTTGTAGATGATGACCTTAGGCGTGTCTGGAAGTTTGTACGGGACCACTATGTCAACTACAGGGAAGTCCCAACTGCCGTAACCGTTGTAGACAACTTCCCTAACTTTAAAGTCCTAGATGTCGAAGACACTATTGACTACCTAATTGACACCATAGTTGCGTTTAGACGTAGGACCATTACTCGAAACGGTATTGAGATTGTCGTCAATAAGATTGACATGAACGACCATGAGGCAGCTCTTATTGAGATGTCTAAGACAGTTTCGCTAGTCAATGAGCAAGGGGTTATAGGAACAACCCACATAGACCTTTCTGAGAACCCAGATAAGTTCTGGGAAGACTATGAGAACGTACAGGGCAACAAGTTACTAGGAGTTCCTACAGGCTTCAAAAAGATTGACGAAGCTACTGCTGGTCTTCAAGGCGGTCAGTTGATTACAGTTATTGCTCCACCAAAGACTGGTAAGTCACAGATTATTCTTCGTATGGCCGCCAATGTTCACGAAGCTGGAATGGTCCCTATGTTTCAGTCTTTTGAGATGACAAACCATGAGCAGGCTCAGAGGTACTTGTCTATGACTGCTCACATCAGTAACTCAAATCTTAGAAGAGGTAAACTCGACGTAGCTGAGGAAGACAAGCTGATTGGTCAAATAGAAAAGCTAAAACAATCTAAACCGTTTCACTTGGTAGACGCTGTGAACGGTCTGACTATTGACTCTTTACTAGCAAAAGCTGAGCAACTAAACCCAGACATACTTTTTGTAGACGGCGTATACCTGATGATGGACCAAGTTACTGGAGAAGCTAACACACCTCAGGCCCTGACCAACATAACTAGGGGCCTAAAAAGATTGGCCCAGAAACTAAACATACCAATCGTAATTTCTACCCAGACACTTCTTTGGAAGATGCGGGGCGGAAAAGTCTCTGCAGATTCAATTGGTTACTCATCCTCATTCTTCCAAGACTCGGATGTTATTTTAGGTTTAGAACCAGTTGAGGATAGTGACTACACTAGAAACTTACGTGTAGTTCAGTCTAGAAACTCCGCACCAGAAGCAACTCTAATTACTTGGATATGGGATACGGGTTGTTTCCATGACGTCCCAGATAAAAATAACCCTAGCGCCTCGTGCAAGTTCTGTGCAGTTTGGGGTACGAAACACTTATTATGATGAATATTGACATTGAAAAGGTTTTGTTAAACCTAGGAATTGATTACGACAACAAAGGTCACGAAGCAAACGGCCTTTGTCCTATGCACAAGACTAGGACTGGAAAAGAAGACCATTCCCCATCTTGGTGGATAAACATGGAAAGCGGACAACACATCTGCTTTTCGTGCCACTATAAGGGCAACCTTCTTCAGCTAATTTGTGATGTTAATGAGTTTTACAAAAAGGGTCTTGACGGTAATTACGTCTACGACTACAGCGCAGCAGAGCTGTGGCTATCACAAATCTCTGCGGTGTCTGTAGAGGCTCTCAAAAGCATTATTGACAATCTACCAAACTATCTAGGTCCTGCCCCCAAGCCAGTAGCAATGTCTGAAGCTAGGCTAGCCATCTTTGATGAGCCCCCAGCCACTGCTTTAGCCTCTAGGGACATCTCTGCAGAGTCAGCTCAGAAATACGGGGTCATGTGGGACACAAAGACCAGTACTTGGATTCTGCCATTAAGAGACCCAGACGACAACAAGCTCCTTGGTTGGCAGGAAAAAGGCACTATAAATAGGACTTTTTTCAACAGGCCTACAGGGCTTACCAAGTCTAAGACCTTATTTGGGCTCCAGAATCAATCGGAGGACCTTGTGGTAGTGGTGGAGTCTCCTTTGGACTGTTTGAGGCTGTACAGCGCTGGTGTGACCTCTGCGGTGGCAATTTGCGGGTCTTCTCCATCGGAAACTCAAATCAAGCTACTTAGGGCCTCTGACAGGATTATCTGCGCTTTTGACAATCCCAAGCTAGATAGCGCTGGCAAAAAGGCATCAGAAGAGATGAGGGAGTTTGCTAGGCAGTACGGCTTGAACCTGTCATTTTTCAACTATGGAGACAGCGGTAAAAAAGACCCTGGAGACATGACTGATGAAGAAATCCAGTGGGGTATTGCTAATAGCAAGTCCGCAGTCCTAGGTGAAAAGGCGTATGTTTAACGGAACTTTAAAGCCGTATCAAACCGAAGCTGTCGAAAAGATGGTGGAGGTAAAGCACATTCTTGTGGCGTACGAGATGGGCTTGGGAAAGACTCCCATGACAATTGCTGCAATTGAGCAGCTCAAAGATTCTGGTGAGGCAGAGGGCACTACCCTCGTTCTCTGTCTCGCCAGTCTAAAATACCAGTGGCAAAAAGAGATTACAAAGTTCAGCGATTCCACAGCAATAGTTATTGACGGCACACCAAAACAACGGCAATCCCAATACGACGAAGCTAGTACGCACGACTACGTAATCATGAATTATGAGCAGGTAGTCAATGATTGGGAAATTATTAAAACTTTTAAATTTGGCGCTGTGGTTTGCGATGAGGCAACCGCCATCAAAGGATTTAGGGCCAAAAGGGCCAAAAAAGTAAAAGAGTTAGCAAAGAAGATTCCAATTAGGTTTGCCTTAACAGGAACTCCCATTGAGAATGGCAAGCCTGAAGAAATCTTCTCTATCATGCAGTTTGTAGACCCAAGTGTTTTGGGAAGATTTGACCTCTTTGATAAAACGTTTATTGTACGAAACTACTATGGCGGGGTCCAGCGCTACAGAAACCTCCCAGTTCTCCACAAGATTTTGATGGAGTTCTCAGTACGCAAGGGCCAAAACGATGAAGATGTAAAGCCATACCTTCCAGACGCAATTTACCGTGAGCCAATCTTGGTTAAGTTAGACAAGGCCAGCCAAGGGCTGTACGACATGATTGCAAAAGATTTGTACTCAATTCTAACTGACGCTAAAGAAATGTTTGGAAGTAGCTTTAACATTGCAGCCCATTATGGGCAGACCTACGACGCAAGCGACCCAGCTAACGAGCTTCGCGGTGCAGTTATGTCCCGTATTGGTGCTATGAGGATGCTGTGTTCTAGCCCCCATGTTTTAGTCAGTAGCTATAAAAACTTTGATGCTCATACAGGCAAGGGCAGTGCTTACATTCACTCCTTAGGTTCCTACTTAGAAACCCTTTCAAAGACACCCAAACTAGATGTTGCAACCCAGTACCTTAGCGAGCATCTGGACATCTCACAGGACTACAAGGTAGTCGTGTTTGCCTCCTACCTTGACTCAGTGTCAGAGATTGCTGCTAGACTAAACGCCAAAGGTTATGAAGCAGTTGAGTACACGGGAGAGATGAATGCCAAGCAAAAAGAAGAAGCCAAAGTTAAGTTTCAACTGGAAGCTGGCTGCCGTGTCTTGGTCTCTAGCGATGCTGGGGGTTATGGTGTTGATTTACCTCAAGCAAACCTCTTAGTTAACTACGACCAACCTTGGAGCGCTGGCCTTGCAGTACAAAGAAACGGAAGAATTAACAGAGCGTCGAGCACTTGGGGTACAATAACAATTCAAGATATACTTGTAAAGGATTCCATCGAACAACGCCAGTACGACATGCTAAAACAAAAAGGCAATGTTGCAGGGGCAATCTTAGATGGAGTTAATATAAACGATAAGGGCGGAGTTGACTTGACCGTCGGAAGTCTGTTAGACTTCTTAACCAATAAGTTAATTTAGGAGAGGAAACCTGATGGCTAAAAGAATTGATGAAGAAGCTCTACGCATCTCGGACCCAGACGACTTGGGTTCGCAAATTAGAGAATTTGTATTACTAAAGGCATCCCTTGAAGTAATGGAGGCTCGTTCAAAAGAGCTTAGAGACAAACTAATGGCCCAGCTTGATACCGAAGGGTATGAAGATGAGAAGGGAAACATTCAGTTTGACCTGCCAGAATCCGTCGAAGGAATCGTCAGGCTAGAGAAGCAGCGTCGAGTAACCAGAAAGCTTAACGAACCAAAGGCAGAAGAAATTCTGGAAGCCAACGGTTTAGAAGAAGTGTTCGAGCTTAAGAGGGTTGTAAACGAAGACGCTCTCATGGCTGCTTTCTACGAAAATAAAATTACCGAGGATGAGCTCGACCAGATGTTTCCAGCATCAACTATCTGGGCTCTAAGAACCCTAAAGAAGTAATTAACTATGCCAGGGATGAGAAGTGAAGAGGAGATTCTCAAAGCCTTTGAGGGTCTTGACCGCGTACCTGGCTCTAAACATAAACGACGTGAGTCAACAGAAGTTGCAGACAAACGTCGCTCAAAAGTCTTAGGCGAGTCTAATGGTTGGGATGCAAACCCCATCATAAAGACCGTCAAAGGAGTGGAGACCGAGCTGTTTACAGTCAGTGCATTTGCATCCGCACTGGAGAAAAGTTTGGTCACCATTCGTTTGTGGGAGAAGAGGGGATACATTCCTGGAGCTCCTTACCGTTTACGCTCAAAGAGTTTGAACGGCAAGAAAGTAAATGGTAATCGTGTTTACACGCGAGAGCTCATTGAAATTGCTGTAGAAGAATTCCAAAAGCGTAAGCTGTTAGGCACTGCTCGTGTAGAGTGGCGTCACCACGCTGATTTGACCCAAGCATTAGTGCGACGGTGGAAAGAAGCAACTTAAATCAGGGAAACTTGATTTCTAACATATGGCACAGAGACTAAGGGTCGAAAGGCCTCGAACAGAAAGAAGAATATGGTAACACAGCCAACACTAGATGCCTCTAACTACCTCGAAGAGGATAGCGAAGATGCGCAACCAAAGCACGGAACTACCGTCCAAGCAGGATGGGGAGCTGCAGCTAAGCTACTCAAGCCAAAGGAGAAGTCTAGCGGCTACGCTACAGAGGTTAAGTTCTCTGAGAAGCCTGTACTAGTTCGTTTCCTAGAGGACGGACCATTCCATGCGTACGAACAGCACTGGATTGACCGTACTGAAGGTAAGCGTTCCTTTGTTCACTTGGGAGACGACGACCCGCTACTAGTAATTGCGGGCTCACAACCTAGAGCAAAGTTTGCCTTTAACGTATTGGTTCTATCGGAAGAAGAGCCAAACGTGCAGATTCTAACTGCCCCAATTACCCTTGCCAGAATTTTGTTTGCGGCTCACGAAGACCCTAAGCGTGGACCACTAACTAAGTTTGACTGGTCAATTACTAGACTAGGAAAGGGCAAAGAAACTCAGTACATTGTTGACCGAGTTCGTCGCGACACTGACCTAGTTGAGGATTGGGAGCTTGACCCAGAAAAGATTGCAGAAATTGCAGCAACCGCTGTTAAGTATGACAAGTCAGCAATCTACGTGAGTACTCGCGAGGAGCACCTAGAGGTAGCTCGTTCACTCGTAAAGTAACTCTTTACACTTGAGGGGGCCAGGCGATTTCCCTCCTCTCTTCTCTCCTGGCCCCCTCTATTTTACTTTGAGAGGTAAGCATGAACGTAATCACAACTAAAGAACAGCTACAAGAGTTCGTAGACTTTTATAAAAACGTACAAGAGTTTGCTTTTGACGTCGAAACTATTGGGGAAGATAGGCTGTACCCAGTGATTAACGATGTTTGCTGGATTTCATTTGCGACTGAAGGTCGCGTAGACGTTATACCTATGGGTCACCCTAATGGTGAGTTTGAGGGTTGGGATAAACCCCTCCTTACCCCTGGCCAGAAAAGGCTAGAAGAAGGAAAAAAGATACTTGAGTCCCACTACTCTAAGGATGAACGAAAATGGACAGCTAAGTTTGGGGAGCCACCAGTGCAGTTAACTCCTCGTCAAGTATTCGATGCAGTAGAACCGTTGATGTTCGGGAACCAGCTAAAAATAGCTCACAATGCAAAGTTTGACCTAAAGTCTGTTGCAAAGTACTACGGAGGCAGAGTTCCAACCAAGCCGTACTTCGACACATTGACTGCATCGTTTATCGTTAACAACCTAAATAAGTTTGCGCTAGGTCTAAAGGACTGCGTAAAACGAGAATTAGGCGTAGAAATGGAAAAGGGAGTTGGAGAGAACGTAGCCCTCCACTCGTTTACTGATGTCGCCACCTATTCAGGCATTGACTCTGAGTTGACTTGGAAGCTATACAAGGTGCTAGCCCCTAAGATTACTGGGAATCTTACAAAGGTTTGGAAGCTAGAAATGGATGTACTGGCTGCCCTATGCGACATGGAGCTCACTGGAGCGTACATTGACCAGAAACAGCTCAAAGTACTATCAGAAGAGATTGAAAAGGGTAAGCAAGAAGCAGAGGCAAAGTGCTACAAGATTGCGGGCAAAGCTTTTGCCATCAACTCTGTGCCAGTTAAGCAAAAGCTTTTGTACACTCCTCAAGACGGGGATGTAAAAGCTCGAATTACGCCTAACCCAAAGTATCAAGGTGTGCTAACCCCTAAAGGGCAGAAAGCAGCCAAAGAAGGCAAGACCCTTGACTACAGTCACTTCTCTGTCTCAGCCGATGCATTGGAGTATTACCGAGGTAAAGACGACCTAGTAGACGCAATCCTTACTTATCAGGACCTAAATAAGCTTATGACAACCTACGTAACTCCTTACACAGGTGGAGAAGTTAAGCGAGTAACTAACGGTAAAGAAAAGATTACTCAACGTAAAAGTCTTTTAATTAACGGGAGAGTACACACTAACTTTAAGTCCCATGGTGCAGAGACTGGCAGGTTCTCTTCCAGCGAACCTAACCTACAGAACATCCCTTCATCAGGAGATTACGGCAAGCTAGTTCGTAATTTGTTCATTGCCCCACCAGGACACAAGTTAATTGTTGCGGATTATTCACAGATTGAACCTAGAATCATAGCTGCTTTCTCACGCGACCCTCTTCTAGTAGAGAACTACATGACTGGTGGAGATGTGTACACCACAATTGGTGACACTATGGGGGTAGACCGTAAGGCAGGAAAAGTCTTGGTTCTAGCCATCTCCTATGGTGTAGGGCCAGACAAGATTGCTTCATCCATCGGCTGTTCTTTAGCAGATGCTAAAAAACTATTGACTGACTTTGAAAAGAAGTTCTCGTCTATTTCTAAGTACAAAAGCCACGTAATCAGAATGGCAAAAGATAAGTCGCCCCTACCTTATGTGGAGACCCTGTTTGGTCGCAGACGCTATATCCCTGACCTTTTAAGTAAGGAAATAGGAAAATCTGCTAGAGCAGACCGCCAAGCATTTAACACCATGATTCAAGGTTCCGCTGCAGATGTGATGAAGTTGGCGTTAGTTAGGGCCCACTCTTGCTTTTTGACCGAACCTACTATTAATGTAGTACTTACAGTGCATGACGAACTAGTCACCATAGCGCCTGATGACCGTGCCGAAGAGGTTGCGGAAGCTATCAGAGAGTCTATGGAGGGCATTCGACTGAAGCAAATTGACATCCCACTACTTGCTGAGGTACACATAGTGGACAAGTGGGGAGAGGCAAAGTAATGCGTCGCAATAAAAAAAAGGACGAGCTGACCCTAGCTGACGTCACTAACAGGCTACGTGGATTCATACTAGATTCTCAAATACAAAATGCCCATGAACTGAGTGTCATTTTAGGCTGCTCACCATTGTCCGACGAGCTGCAGGAAAAAGAAGAAGAAGAAAGCGACAACAGAGTAGACAAAATTGGCTCTTTGATTCCCCTGCTATATGCTCACGCCCACGTTCTTGCCGAGGGTGCGGTTGAATTTCAAAGGGCAAATGTTAAGAACGAGGCTTTAAAGAACCTTCCAGACGAAATGTGGTGGGAAAGCAGGAAATTGATGGAGCAAATGGCTTTATCAGTTCTGCTAGGTTCCGTTTCTCAGCTAGTAGACATGGGTCTTTTAACAGTAACAAAGAAGAGGAGATAGTAATGAACAACGCAGACTGGTGGGCAAAAAAACTGCAGCAACAACAACCGCAGGTTCAACAATACCGCCCAGACCCAACTCCGCCAATGCCTCCGTCTCAGAGGCCTATGGACCCGATGCCTTCCTTTCAGACACCGCCGAATCCAGCGGAGCGTGCGCAGTCATCTAAACAGACTTCTACGTGTCCTGAGTGCGGGTCGGTCAACTACATGGCAGTGGCGAATGCGGCTCCGAGGTGCTACGACTGTGGGTATCCCATATCTCAGTCGGGTTCAAGATACGGGTCTCTAACAGGAGCTCACGTAGAGGGTTCGGCAAAAGGCGCAAGGGGTAACGACCCTGCCAGTAACTGGAACCCACAAGGAATTATCGGAAGAATTGGAGAATAGTAATGATTAATGCTGACGCACAAAAGGTAATGGCCCAAATTAATAAGAGATTTGGTGCTAACGTCGTAGTTGTAGGTAAAGATGTACGTACAGATTTAATTACCAGAGTAACCACAGGGTCCACTACCTTTGATTACGTACTAGGTGGGGGATTCCCCGCAAACCAGTGGAATGAGCTTATTGGTGAGGCATCTCACGGAAAGACCGCAATTGCGTTAAAGACTATTGCGGCTAACCAAGCAAAAGACCCAGACTATACAACTGTGTGGGTAGCTGCAGAACAATGGGTTCCTGAGTACGCTGCAATGTGCGGAGTAGACCCTTCTCGTGTTATTGTTATTGAAACCAATATTATGGAGGAAGCGTATGACGCGGTTATTGCTTTTGCTGAATCGAAATCAGTTGACGCTATCGTTATTGACTCTCTTCCTGCCCTAGTTCCGTCTCCAGAAGACGAGAAAAACATGGACGAGATGACCGTCGGACGTGGGGCCCTCATCACTAACAAGTTCTTCCGTAAAGCGGGGGCTGCTATGAAACGCTCCCTAGTAGAAGACGAGCGCCCAATTCTAGGTATTGTTATTAATCAGTACCGCATGAAGATTGGCGTAATGCACGGAGACCCTCGAACCACTCCTGGAGGAGAAGGAAAGAACTACGCTTTCTTTACTCGTGCAGAGGTTCGTAGAGACGAATGGATTGAGGCGGGCACAGGAGTAAACAAGCAAAGAGTTGGGCAGAGGATAAAGATTCGTGTCCTTAAAAACAAGACGGCCCCACCACAGCGAGTTGCTTTTGTAGATTTCTATTTTGCCCCGTACAGCATTTACGAACCTGGAGATTACGACGTTGCTAAAGAAATTGCGGCAATGTCTATAGTCAAGGGTATAGTAGACCGTAAGGGTGGCTGGATTTACTACGGCGACCGTAAGTGGCAGGGACAAGAGGCACTTGTCAATTCCATTAGAGAAGAGGTAGACTTCTTGGAAGAACTACGAGATAAAGTAATGACAACCCCAGATTCATTTATAGGAGCGCAGGATGAGTAAAATGAACGAGTTATCAATTTCAGACATGGAAGACAGCTACGCAGAGCACGTGGAAGAGCAGCGCCAAGAACTTCGTAAAGAAGGGGCTGAAGAACTTCGTAAAGATATTCTGCGCGAGCTAGAGAGCTTAAAAATTAAGGCCTGGACATCTCAGGAAAGAATCGCTTATGAAGCAGCAATTATTGTTGTTGGGCGTGCAAATATTTAATGAAAAGTGTTGGCCAGAAGGAATCCCAGAAGCATGAAAAGCGAATTGCTAAAGCCATTGGAGGGCAAACCACGGCTGCTTCAGGAGCCTTCTGGTCACGCAAAGGCGACGTTAGAAGTACAGGGTTATTGGTCGAGCATAAATGGACAGGTAAAAAGTCCAAAACAATACAGTCTGCTGAACTTAAAAAAATAACAACTGAAGCAATCATAGATGGTAGGACACCAGTGTTTGGCCTTCATCTAGACGGTGAAGACTACGTTATACTTTTAGAGACAGACTTTTTAGAGTTATGGAACAAACTAAATGACACTCCCGCATGACGGTGACCTCTCGTGGTATGACGATGCCGCTTGTAGAGGCGCTGATACGGAGTTGTTCTATCCTCCAAGGGACAAGGCTAAATACAAAAAGATTGCTAATGAAGCCAAAACTTACTGTTTTGGAATTTCAGGAAAAACCCCTTGCCCTGTTAGAATGAATTGTCTTTGGGACGCTATTATCCGAGATGAGCAACATGGCATCTGGGGAGGAATGTCTCACAGAGAAAGAAATGCTTTAATTAGAAAATGGGAACGCAAGTACAAAGGGACTATGACTTTGAAAGAATACATCTTTCAATTGGATACGAGGAGAGAAAACAATGCCAGCACCAAAAACGGACCTATGGAAATTCTTAGACGCAAAGGCAAAGCCAACACGTCTACTAGGCGATATTGAGCGCCACCTACTAAAGCGACCTGTTGGAGACCGTGATTACACGGTACTGCATCCTTCTGACATTATTAAGCGTGATTGGTGTAAGCGTTCTTCTTACTTCTTATTGCGTGGTCATGAGCGTATTGCTGAAAAACCAAACCTTAGACTGCAGTCAATCTTTGATGAAGGCCATGCTATCCACGCTAAATGGCAGGCTTGGTTTCAGGAAATGGGCGTACTTCACGGCAAGTTTAAATGTGTTTCTTGTCACGAAATAACTTGGGGAACCTCTCCCTCTGAGTGTAGTAAGTGTGGTTGGAAAACCTTAGAATATGCTGAAGTAACTTTAGTGGATAAAGATTTGCGCATAGCTGGGCACACAGACGGTTGGATAAAAGGTATCGGAGACGACTGCCTTATAGAGATTAAGTCAATTGGCCCAGGAACTATTCGGTCAGAAGCCCCTAACCTTATGATGGAGGCCGATGGAGACTTCATGAAAGCGTGGAGTACTGTTCGTAAGCCTTTTGGTCCACACGTTTTGCAGGGCCAGATTTACCTTGAGTTGATGAAGCGAATGGGAAATTCTGTTGATGAGATTGTATTCTTGTACGAACTAAAGGCTGACCAGTCTTACAAGGAATTCACCGTTAAAGCAGACTACTCGTTAGTAGAGCATGTTTTTGATGGTGCTAAATTTGTCGTAGATGCAGTGGCCGCAGGCATTGCTCCAGACTGCTCTAACAACCCTGGCAGTATCTGCAAGCAGTGCGCCCCTTACAAGGAGGCATAATGTCTGCATTAGATAAGTTTCAAGACTGGGGCCTTACATTTAGAAAGCCAAGTGACAATCAGGTAGAACTACCAAATGACATTACGATGCTAAACTCAGAACAGCTGGGAGAAATATTTACCAGACTTACTGCGTGGACAGACTACATTGCGTCACAACTTGTTCACGCACAGTTAGATGAGCGTGCAGCACAAAAAGTTCTGGAGTACAATGAGAACCTCATGCTAGTCAAAAGGCTAGGGAGTGGCATTCGAGGGGAACGTGTAACCACCGTTAAAGCAGAAATTGCAATTGACGAAAACATTGTTCAACTTAGTAATCAGTACGAAGAAAAGTATGCGTACAGAAAACTTGTAGAAATGCTGCTTCATAATCATGAACGTGACCTGTCCTTAGTCAGCCGAGAGATTACTCGTCGCTCCAATGACTCAAGGGCACTTAGAAAGGAATATGGCGTCTAATGACCACACCAACCGATAGCACTCTTCAAGCATCAACCCCTCTGGAAATCACCGTGTATACAAACCCCAACTGCGTACAATGCGTTCAGACAAAAAAGTATTTTGATGCAAATGAGGTCCCGTACTCTGTAGTAGACCTTTCTGAAGACAAAGCAGCGTTGGACATGGTTCTAGAGCTAGGGTTTACTTCCGCCCCAGTGGTTATCGCCAATAAAGAAAAGTGGTCAGGATTTAGAATGGGCAAGCTGTCCGATACAGTACACGCATACAAACTAAGCATTAGGGGTAAGTAACTGATGGGGAGGGCGGTAGGTTACGAGCCAAGATTCGATAGAGACCTAGAACGTGGCAATGTTGGAGAAGACCTACTAGAGCTGTTTTTTGCTGATGGCGAAGACAACAATATGTTTGAGGTTAAGACGGATTACCGAATTAACGAAACAGGCAATATCTACGTAGAGACCCACAAGTATAGAAAAGCTGACCAGTCAGACCTAGTTCCTTCTGGCATAAACGTTACTGAAGCTAAGTGGTGGGTTCAGGCATCTCCTGATGGGACTGCCATGCTTATTTTTAAAACCGACCATATTAGGAAGTACATTGAGTTTACTCAGCCTCCTAGGTCAGCCCAACCTACGGCAAACGCACATTCTGCAGCGAGCCTAGGGGTGTTAATTCCCCTCAAAGGTTTGATGAAGTTCAGCAAAATGTGGAAGCTAAATGACTGAGAAAGTATTCCAAAATGGTCTAGTACCTGGAAACGTAGCTATAGGTATAGACCAGTCACTAACGGGGTTTGCAATTACAGCCCTCAATGTCGACGACCCGCAGTGCTACGAAACCTGGGTATACAAGTCTGACTACAACGGGGTAAAGCGCCTTCACGACATCCGCTGGTGGATGGAAGATAAGTTTGATACTTTAGATGCCAAAGAGTGCAGGGTAGTAGAGATAGCTATGGAGGGTAGTGTATTAGCCTCCCAATCGGCGCTAATTCTTGGGGAGCTTGCTGGTATGGTAAAACTGAGTATATGGACCTACTTTGATGGGAACACCAACAGCTACATCCCGTACCCAAATCACTTAAGAACTCCCCTCCAGATACCTCCTATGACCCTTAAAAAGTACGCTACAGGCAAAGGAACGTCTAAAAAACAAGAAATGCTTTTACAAATGTACAAGAGGTGGGGAGTAGAGTTTAACGATGATAACGCCGCGGACTCCTACGCCTTAGCCAGACTAGCTTCTGGGTCTATTACGGGGGCAATTGAGGCACAAGTAGTAGAGCAAATAAAAGACCCTAAATACCGAGATTCTCAGTAGGTTTACCCTTATCCTAGTTCTTAAGGATGGCACCACATCGAAACCTAAGGACTACCAACTGTGACCGAAGAAATTCAGTTATCCCCAGAAGAGCCATTCCTACGAGTTAGCGCTGGCTCCAACCCACAATCTGTTGCATCTGCTATTGCCCACGCTATTTACGAAAACAAGCAAGTAAAGCTTCGTGCCGTAGGTGCTGGCGCAGTCAACCAAGCTGTAAAAGCTATCGCTATTTCAAGAGGATATGTTGCTCCTCGTGGATTAGACCTAATTTGTAAGCCTGGTTTTACAACAATCGAATCCCGTGATGGCGAAATAAGCGCAATTGTTTTTGCCATTTCAGCAAGCTAAAAAAGCCTTACTCTAGTAGTAAGCAAAGGAGTTATTATGGCATCTTGGGCAGACCAAGGACATGCAATGCGTCGCCGCGAAGGCAATCCTTCCTCACACCTAGAATCAGCGGGCAAGTCAAATGCTCGTAGTCACCAGACCTCAGACGAGGCATATGAAAGCGCAGGAAAAGTTATGGGTACTAGAGTTCCAATGAATTCTATGGACGAAATTAACAAAGGCCAACTAAAGGGAACTCTTATAAAGAAGAAGAGCACTCAGGCAGCTGACCCAACATACGGTGGCAAGGCTAACCGTAAGAACATCGAGAAAATCGGTGCGTCTTACCGTGTAACCGCTAAAGTAGATTCTCCACTGATTGACCCAGCTGTTGGTCCAACCATGGCTAATGCACGTATCGTGCCATCTGTCCAGGGCCGTAACGCTAACTTCAGCGGAGAAATGAACTCCAGCTACTAAGGAGTAACAATGCTTTCAGCAAACCAAGCTGCAGCTAAGTACGGCGTTCCAAGTCCGAATGCTGGTTCAGAGTTCGCTAAGAACGCCTACGAAGGCGACCCAAAGGTTTTGCCCTACGCTAAACAAACTAGGGACACCTCTGCTAAAGCTACGGTTTGGTCTAATCAAAATCCTGGTCGTCCAGGTTCATTCCAAGACTTTGGTGGAAGTAATCCTACCATGGCACAGCCAGGAGCTTAATCATGGCTGGAGCAACTAACAACTTTTCTCCACAGCAGAACTGGCAATCAATCGGTGGCCAGGGATTCTACGGATACAATAACCAAGGTGGCCAGGGTGTACCTGTAGCCCGTGGTGAGCTTGATGCTGTTCGTATTGGAACGGGAAGAGTCCCATCCGCTGAGTATCCAGATGGTTACCTCGGAACGATTCGCTCTCGTAGAGACGACCGTTTGCTGGACAGCATTAAGTCTCGTGTTGGTCAAAAATCTTATCAGCGTGGTGTACACAAGGGTGAGCGGATTGAGCCTAGTGGGTACTTCTGGTCCCCAGACTTTAACGACCAAATGGGCATTAAGCGCCAGATGAAGGCTAAGTATGATGCCAAATCAGGAATGTACAGGGTACCTCGTGCGGGCATGGACTTGCGCCTAATTCCTGCGCCTCACCTTGTAAACGACGGAAAGTCAAACATGCGTTCAGACCAAGACGTGGCCCTAAACGTAAAGCGTGCCAATCAAATGGCTTACCTAAAGCCTGTGTATAGATAATGGCTGGCTCATTCGACGGTAACTACGACAGAACAAAACCGTGGCGTAGTAACATTACTGACGCCAACGGTCGTCCTAAGTGGACCTACAACGGCCCTTGGGCATCAAACGAGCAGCGCCTAACACAGCAGGCGCTGATGGTTGCCTTAATTCCAGGAGCAGACATTCAACAAATGGTTCGCCCTAATCTTCCTCAGATTCGTTTATTTCCAGACAGATTTGGATATGGGCCTCGCACACAGCCTGAGATTGAAGACGTAGTAAGCATCGACCGTGTCTACACAGAGCCTCGAGTTAGCTGGTACTCAGGAGGAGTTGCAGGGTATTCTGGTAGCAGTAGAAATAGCTTGGAAGGTAACTAATGGCTAATAGAAATTCTTCGTTTGGTGAAGGACAGAGTGGCGCTAAAGGCGCAGAGACAGGCATTATTAAGCCTGCCGTAGACCGACCTGCCTTGCAGAGCAAGGGTCCTGGAGCCCCGAACCAGCCAAGCCCAGTTCAGCCAAAAGTTCTTGACCCAAACAAGATGAACATCATTTCTGACCCTAAGCCAATTGCTGAAGAAGAGCTAGCCACTTCCCGTCGTAGGTATGTTCTTGGTGGAGGAAATGTAGGTGAGTCTAAAGTTGCTCGCCACATTACTACTCCTACCGATAGAAATGCTAATTCTAAAGAAGTATTACAGAAGCTAAACGAGCATTTTAATGTACTAAACTCTTTTGCTACTACTCATTCAGGAGCAGTTCAAACTGCTGTTAGAGCGATGCCAGGAGCACACAAAGACCATGGCAGAGCAACTATGAGCCTAATGTCTGCTTCAGAAAACCTTGCGCTTGCCAGAACCGCCTTTTCAGACCGAAACTCAGCTAAAGGAAATGAGCACCTTCAAAAAGCCTCTAGGAATTTAGTTTCTGCGCACGGGTCGCTAAACAGCACCAATGTAAGAGAAGTTACTGGTGTAGAAGTTCCTATTCATAAAGATGAGCTAGGTGCATGGCAGAGCCACGCATCGAACCTGCCTTCGTTTAGACGTCAAGGAAAGCCTTTTGACAGGGTACAAATTGGCAAAGCCATTGTCAGACCAACCTCTCCTGCAGCCGCAGAAACTGAGCAGGGTGCAAAAGGAACTCTTCTAGGAGATAAAGTAAAGAGGGCCAGAACTGGTACTCCAAGAACTCCAAGATGGGAAAGAAGCCTGCCATCTATGCCTGAAAAATCCGAAAAAGGCACTGGCGTAATCAACACCGCCACTAAAGGTACCGCTGCTGGAACTACTGGGCAAAACGACCCTCGTAGAAAAGCCAGTAGCACCAACAGGATTAACGTAAGCCTTCCAAAAACAAACCTTCCAAAGATTGGTGACACCAGTAGGCCAGCTAAAAAGCCTATGAAACCTGGGGACACAGTAGAGGGTAAGTAGTATGCCTCAAACAAGTAAAGAAAAAGAAGCAAGATACCGTGCAAATCTTGCAGAAGCTAGAGAGCTTAAGAAATCAAACAAGCCTTTAGAAGCGCACCACATAAGTGCGCTAAACAAGTACAGCAGAAAGCTTGACAACAGAAAAGCTGGAAGACAAAACAAGCAAGCACAAGATGTAGTAGAGGCTACTAAAAAACTTTCTACACTACGTAGCGCACCGAGCAAGCCTCAAGAACCTGCGTTTACTCCCACCACATTTAAAGGCGCTAGAACTCGTACTATTTCTAATTTCCCTAACACTATTAACGAAGACAGTACCCACCATGACGCTATGTCAGAGGCAATGGAGCACCTGTCAAATAAACTGAATGACGTTCCTAGCCACATCACAAAGAACATAGACAATTTGTTGGCTAAAGGAGCTGACCACCTAAGGGATTCTCAAACAGCCCATGAAAGTGGTGACATAACGGGTGCCAAGGAGCACATGCAAAAAGCTGCGCACCACTTCACCCTTGCAACGTCTGAGATGGGTAACCGAGGAGTATTAGGAAACACAGCGGACAAAATAAAGTCGTTTGTTAGAGCTAATGCAAACTCGTACATTTCCAGTACTGTTCCAGGAACAGGCGCTGCTCCTCACGAATCTTTTACACCACCCAAAAAGCCTAGAGCTAAAGCCGCAGCCGTAAAATCAACCTCAGATAGTTTAGCGAGCTCGTTTGATTCATTGCCTTCTGAGCACAGTTTTGGCAGCTCGTTGGGTAAGCAATTTACTGGCAAACACCACATGGACAGCGCCGTAATTGGAATGATGGAAGGCAAGTACTAATGAACGGTGAAGATGGCGCTCTAACCCTAGAGCTACAGGCGTACAAGATTGCTCAAAATGCTACCCAGTACAGAGGGTCTCACCCTTGCCCAATGTGCGGAATTATTATTAATCCTACCCAGTACCTCTACAGTGCAATGGGCATTTGCCCACCATGTGGAGAAGAGCGTAAAGCCAAAAGGATTAAGGGGAAGATGGCCTAATGGACCAATCCTCATTGACCATGATGTCTGAACAGGCTAACTTGTTAGCTACTGTAGCTACTCATCCAAAGGCCGTCAGACTAGCCCAGAAAGCCCTAGGATGCTCCGTAGAGGGGTTAAAAGCTCATTCTAGTGGAGATTATACTGGAGCCTCTATGCACGCCGCATACGCCGCCGCTCACTTAACCGATGCGGCTAAACTACACGTTTCAACTCTGGACGACTTTCCAGAGCCACAAATGCTAGACTTAGCCCATCTAGGAAAAGCTCACTCAATGCACCAAGATTACGTAGACGCTATTAACGAAGGAAAGAAAAATGGCAGTTAACACTAGTCGTTCAATGAACGAAGGCCTGCACGAGGGTACCACCGATGGTAAGTACCGCAAGGCTCGCCCAAATACTGAGGTAGCAGATGTTGATGGAAACGAAAAGACCATGGACAACCGCCAGTCTCTAAACCCATTCTACGGATACGGATTCCTTACTTCTGAGTACCCAAGCGACTCTCAGGTAAACCCAGGTAAGTAGCAAAATACACTACACTAATACGGACTACTAACAAGGAGCAATAGATGTCAGACGCACCACTAATCGGCACAAGAGAAATGAAACACGAAGGGCCGTTGATTCGGCTGCTAATGTGTTTTGTGTGTAACACCCTGGAGGAGTTGCCAGATTACGATGGCCCAGTAGAACAAGATTATCTACTAGAAATCTCTATTGAGAAGCATGTGTTTCCATCTGGAGAGCCCCACAAAGGTAAGCTGTTTAAGCTGCCAGTAAAGTCATGGGCAACCGCTGACCAGAGAAAAGCTATTCTAGGCCAGCTGCAAACTGGTGGTAGCCGAGGGCTAGACGAACTAGACCCAGATAAGTCGTTTTACGACACCAAAATGACATTCATGGAAGACGCCATGAAATGCTACGCTGCCCATAACCGCCCAAAGATTGAGTGCCCAGATTACGGAAGCCCTCAAAAGAGGTTGTTACCTAATTCTGCAAAAGAACGAGCTGAGCTTAATCTTCCTAAGCCAGAGCACGCAGATGGGCCCAAGATTTATCTGTGCAATTTCTGCCCAATGCACTCAACTGTAACTACTAATAACCGACTAAAACAAGGACTATACAAAGCATGAGTGAAGTAGAAACATATTTTTTAGTAGCAGTAAACAAGGACGCCACCCTAGCAACTTACGCAGAGTTGCCTGAAGAAGGCCTGACTCGTGAGAGGCCAGCTAACAATTACGACGTTTATCAGGCCGCAAAGCAGGTTGTAGATGAGTTTGAGCAAACAATGTTCGCAAACAAAGTGGCCCAGATTGTCATGGCAAACCTTAATCCAGCACCTGAGCCTGTGTCCGACAAGGTAAAAGACAAGCTAAAGGAACGTGGCATTCAGCCCGAGAAATAAGCCAACAACTTATAGACTAGTTGTATGACTGAGTTTGGTTCGTTTCCGACATCCTATTTCAGCACACCTGCGCCAGAACTAGACCCCACCCTGTTTGAGGGTAGACAAATCCGTTCATGGGTCCGCCAAGGAATCCGTCACATTCTTACTGATTTCCTGTACAAGAGATACCGCCACCCAGAGCTGTGGGCACACCCATGGTTGGCTGGTTCCGCAGTCTCGTACCAATGGCAAGCTGCACGGCAGCCAGGGGACCTCGATTGTTTAATTGGCGTAGATTACATTCAATTTAGAAAAGCAAATCCAGAATTTAAAGGACTGACAGATAAAGAAATCTCAGAGCAGTTAAACGAAGAGTTCAGAGAAGAGCTGCACCCTCAGACCAGCGACTGGAACGGATTTGAGTTGACGTTTTACGTAAACCCTGGGGCAACAGACATTCGTACAATAAAGCCGTATGCGGCGTATGACCTAAAGTATGACGAGTGGACAGTCCACCCAGACCCGCAGCAGATAGCTGCAGTCAATGAAGATTGGGAACGGGTTATCAGTTCTGATAAGGATTCTACAAAGCAAATATACACTAGGTTTACCCAAGCTGTTCAAGACCTAAAGCAGTCAGTAAGTGAACCGAACCGCAGAAATGCTGAAGCTAGGTTGGCCGCTGCACATCAGCAGGCAGAAGCATTGTTCCACGAGATACACTCCAATAGGCGTGAGGCGTTCTCTACTACAGGGGCAGGATATAACGATTTCAACAACTACCGTTGGCAAGCAGGAAAGCGTGAAGGCGTAATCCAGTCCCTACGTGAAATACGTGAGTACATGAGCAACATCCAGCAGGAACAGAACAAATCAAAGTACGGGGTAGAATTCCCAGACTCCAGCACCTTAGTTCGAAGGGCAGCCACGTACAGAGCTAAATGAACACGTGTATAAAATGTGGGCATGAGCTCGACATGGGTATTTGTATAAAAGATTCATGTAAGTGTGATTGTTCAGACGATAGTTACTAGGATTAAAATATGGAAATACTTGTAGAACTAGACGGCGTATTACGTAACCAAGCGGACGCCCCCATCCCAACGGGCGTAATTTTGTACCAAACTCTTACAGCCTATAACCGCATGACCATAGCCTCCTCAATGAGCAAAGAGGACACAGAGCGGTGGTTAAACATCCACAAGATTGTTGATTTCGATTTAATGATTGACAATTCGGCCCACCTTGAGGGCGAAAATCTCGTGGAGCGACAGATTAACGTAGCCAGAGCACGTGGTGGAGTTGCGTTGTTTATAACTGCCAACCCCGAATCATGGGTTTATGCGTTTAATCAAGGAATCCCTTGTGCCATGTTTGGTGTACCAGCGTACCAAAGAGTGGAGTTTAGGCCAGATGCGCCTAAAAGAGTCAGGTCCTGGGACAGCATTGTAGACGCCGTAGAGAAGCAGAACGAATTAAAGACAAAAGACGTTCGTCTACTACGTACCGAGGGATTGAATTTTGAGTAAGCTGCGCTGCCTCCTGGGCCTGCACGCAAAAGAAGTTACGGGCCAATGTCCCGTAACTAGATTTAAAGTATGGGAATGCCAAACCTGCGGTAAAACCAATAAAAGAAAGCACTCCGCTGGTAGCAGGTTTAACTAATGATTATTTTTGGTGGGGTAGAGATACCCTCGAATAGAACCCTTTTAGAGCGCAGCGGCGTAAGTAACGTGATGCTCAATTACTGGGGGTTACGTAAAAGAGGATTGCCTAAGACAAAGGCATATTTAATTGGAGAGCATTTCCTACCAGATATGAAAGTATGGGTAGATTCAGGGGCAACTCAGGCGGACAAAGCAAACCTGTCGTCAAGAGAGTTGGAAGAATACGCCGCAGATTACGAAGAGTTTGTAGCCCTGAATTATGAGCGAATTGAGGGGTGGGTAGAGTTTGATTCCCAAGTCATGGGATTGCCGTGGATTCAGCAGCAGCGTGCAGCGTTTGAGAACGACCCCAAGATGTGGGTGGTTTGGCACGAGGCCTACAATACACTCCTACTACAGCAGTGGGCAGGGTCCTACGATAACATCGCGATACCAGGGGACGCGGTAGAAAACATGACCTCGTTGGCGGGTATTGTACGTTCGTTGAAAACAAAGCACAATGTACAGGTTCACGCCTTAGCCACTGCAAAGCCAGATAACCTACGGCAGGTGCCGTTTGATACAGCCAGTACACTATCGTGGTTGTCCCCCATGCGTAGGGGGGAAACAATCGTTTGGGATAATACCAAGCTGGTTCGATACCCGAAGAAAATGAAAGCTCAAGCGAGGCCAAGATATAAGGCCATAGTTGAAAAGGCTGGGTTAGATTTCCAGAAGTTTATAGACGACGACACCCTAGAAGCGACTAAAGTGGCCGTATGGTCCTATTTACAGTTAGAGAAAACAATGGATAAAGACAAGCCAGACCTGAGAGTACTTAAAGGTGGCAAGAAAGACGAACTGTTAGCTGATAACAGTGATGACACCCTATACACAGGTTTGATGGATTTGATGGGGGGTGCTTCTAATAACAGTGGTCAAGAAGTGCGGAAACTTGAGGGGTCAGAAGTGGTACAAAGAGACCCTTCTGAAATGACATCACTCCCAGTATTTGGGTACCAGATGAAGACAGTCGTCGAGACTGATGATGAGGGTAGGGACATACTAAAAGAGGTTCCTGTTGTACACAATCAATACTCTAGTTTACGTCAGTGTAACACTTGCTTTGTAGCAACTAACTGCCCTGCTTTTAAGGAAAACAATACGTGTGCTTTTAATCTACCAGTAGAGGTAAAGACTAAGGACCAGCTTAAGGGATTGCTTACCGCAATCATTGAAATGCAGGGCCAAAGAGTAGCGTTTATGCGGTTTGCGGAAGAAACTAACGGTGGCTATGCGGACCCAAATGTGAGCCAAGAAATAGATAGATTGTTTAAGTTAGTGTCCTCTATGAAAGAACTAGAGTCTAATAAAGAGTTTGTAAGGATTACGGCAGAACGCCAGACCTCTGGTGGAGTGTTGTCTGCTATTTTTGGAGATAGAGCGCAGGCCCTAAAAGAAATGCCTCAGCCGTTAAACGAACAACAGACAACTATGATTATCAAGGACTCTTTAGAGGATTAGTTATCTGATAACAGTGATGGCTTGTACTTGGAACAAGGTTCGCTAGAAACCCTGCCCGATTTGTTTGTGTTGGGCAGGGGTCTCTCAGCTACTTCTTCTTCTTCTTCTTAGGTTGCAGGGCTAACTTGATAATCATTGTCTTGTTGTTGGATGTACGGCGAACTCTGTCTCTAAGTATCCTGAGTTCCTCGGGGTTCTTACCTCCCCAGATACCATACTCTTCCTTATGGAACACAGCCCATGTTAGACACTGCTCTACTATTGGGCATGAGTTACATAGTGTCTTAGCCCTTATCTCGTTCTCTCGGTTCAATTCGTAAAAGGTGTCAATGGGTTCCCCCACACACTTTGCATCAGTGGTATCAAACATCTTTCTCCTCATCTGTTGGCCATACGTAATCGTATGCTGTTGGTTCTATCCCTGTATCTTCTGGCCAGTTGAATTGACTATACCATGCATAGTCCTTGGCCAGTAAAGCTTGGCGGTGGCTGGAGGCTACCTCTTCGTACTTAGCTTTGTCTACCATCCAGTCAGGCTTACCTTCTGCGTACACTAGGGCATTCTCGTAAGCTACTTTCATAGTCTGTGTAGCCTTCTCTGCGATGGTGGTATTGTATCCCCGAGCTACCCACTCATCTGTCATAGCTATGACGTAGGAGTATAGCTCGTTCTCGTGGTCACGCCACATCTTTACTGCTGGATGATTACGCCAACCACGTGCTCTACGGAACTCTCCCTGAGGGTCAAGCTCTAATAGATTCATTAGTATCTGCCAGCCTTCTAGGGCTTGCTTGTTGAGCCTCTTGTTGTCAAGAGTCTTAGCTATTTCTTTGTAATCGTTTGTTGCTATTGGTAGAAACGTCTGCATGTTATTCCTCTCTGCTTTGTTTCCAGTCCTCGTACATCTCGTCACACATACATGGGAAGTACCCACAGATACAAATGGGCTCATGCTCTGTACAATCTATCGAGCATTCATCACACTGGTCACAAGTGATGGTCATTTCCATACGGTCGTTCCAGCCCATTACTCTACCTCATAGCTCTCAGCTATGGCGGCTACGGTGTCATTTAGCTCATTGATTAGCAGGCTAATCTCTTGCCCGTTTAGATGGCTAACCATCTCTTCTGTGATTCTTGACTCCCAAAGGATGTTGCCCTTCATTTTGTATCCTCCTGTAGTTCATTCTCATCCCACTCGACTGTGCCGTCCTTGTAGTTAGGCTCGGTGTCCTCGGTGAAGTCTCCCTTGATTACGATTGCCTTAGCTTCTTCTAGGCTGTCGGCCTCAATTTCGTACCACCCTCTGTTTACTTCTACAAAAGGCAATAAGTAAGTCTTGGTCATTCTGTCTCCTCTCCTATTTCTGATAGATAATCATTACCGTAGATTCTATAGGCTACGGGGTCACAATCAAACAATACTTTTGAAGGCCAAAAGGTCAGCCCTACTATAGATACTGCTGGATAGGTATCATCTAAGAACTCATCGAACTGGTCTATGCGTTCCATTATGCTTCCTCCTCAATCTGTACTACCTCAACCCATAGTTGATACTTGTTGTCTCTACTTGCTACCTCTAACAGTCTGTCGGTAAGCTCACCTAGGAAAGCACTGTCAGCTTCATCTTCATTGGCACAATCTGCTACTGCTGTTAGGTTTATTACTGCTTCATACTTTGGCATTACTCTTCCTCCTCTATCTCGAATACATCTACTTGCCCATCCCAAGCATAGTCTGGTTCTCCGTCAGCACTAATGAACTCCCACGCTTCGTCTTCTGTGTCAAAGATGGGAGCCCAAGCTACTTTCTCCCACCCAGAACCTGTGTTGCTCATTACTTCGTACCGTGGCATTACATGTCCTCTCTGTCTCCGTTGATGTTTCCTCTGTCGTGTACCTTCTCGCAGTGCTCACACTCTACGGTCCAGTTTCCCCAGTCATCATAGTAAGCAAAGGCATTGAAGGTATCTTCATAGCACTCTACGCAGCTGAAGCTTCCATACTCAAACTCTCCGCTGTCAATACCAGACCCTTTCATCCCTCCTGGGGGGTAGTAATCATTCACGATTCCTCATAACATGAGTTACTTTTGCCATTACAACTCCGATAATGATTAGCCACACTGACAATCTCCACTGCTCATTGTCAATGGCAAATCCAAACAGCCCTATGAATACTAGGGCAGCAGCTAAGCCGTAGTAGAGA